ATGATTCTTTTTATCAAAGGTAAATTGTTTATTAAGAGCACCTCTGGTAGTCCATGTACTACTGCGATCACCAAACATTCCTTGTCCGGCATATAGTTCTCTAGTCTTTTTTAACCAAGGTGTTTCATAAAACCCAATAGCATCAAACTTTCCGTATCCTTCTTGATATGATAATGCTTGTTTAATTATTGGTTCACATAAATCTTTATCGTGTTTCTTTTTACTATATCTTTCACTATGTCCAGCAAAAACAATTTCACCATCTTCTACGACAGCCAATCCTGCGTCATGAAATCCTGCACTTACTCCTAGTGTTAACATTATGCTCTTCTCTCCAAGTCTAACGTGGCACAGTGATGACCTCCTCCTAGTGTACGACTATGTGTTAGTTGTACAGGAATAACTTCAAACTTTGCACGTTCTAATTTCTTAATTAACTTTGGTTGTCTAGGATCGACAACAACTGTTTTAGGATCAATGCTTAACACATTCATTCCAATCCAATTACTAGCATATGGATATTTGTGAAACTCCATATCCTCTACACTGTCAACCCAAATGCGTTTATGCTTCTTTAAAAACTTTGGTAACTGCGACGGCTTAACTCTTTGTTTGTTAATTAAAAGAGTTGATTCGTTAAGTGCCGCGATAGTACTATCAATATGAGCATATGCATAAACGTCTTCCCATATATGAACTGTATACTTGGAACCAAGTACTGTACTTAACCATTGAGCACCTGCGGCATTACCTGTTTGACTTTTTAAGTATAACAAGTCATTACCAAAACGCATTACGTTAGCCGCATCAAAGATTGGAGTCTTCTCTGTAAGTTTACCATCTTCAAATACTTCGTGTACTGGTAGTGCGTGTCTTGGTGCACTAATCCACTTAACACCTGACTTCATTGCTTCGTGTCTAATGTCACGGTATGCTTCTGTTTCATGAAACCTACTATGAAACAATACTGGTGTTTCAATTACAACGTTTCCTATTACAAGGATAACATCACGTGGGCAATAATTATAAAAGCCATCTGCAAAGTATCTGTATCCATGTACAGTTTGTTGAAAGTCTAATTGTCTTGGACGTAAAACTTCAACACCTAAATCTGTTAATACTTTTTCAAACTGTCGTAGTTCATGATCTGTTAGGTCTATTATATCTTTATTAATTGGTCCAACTGGCTGTGCAGTTTCAGTCCACTTGCTATGTTTAGCAACTTCATTAAAAACATCATCATACTTTGGAAACCTTGCTCCGTGAACATCTCCTAGTACAACCTTCTTTAATGGATCCCATTCGTTATGTGATTCAATAATCATTTGTAACTTCCCATTTTAAAACATTTTGTAATACTTGGATACTTCACGTGTTGTGGTGTTTTCTCTTTGTATTGATCTAATTTAACTATACCAACTGCTGATTGCTCAGGGGACAAATAATAATGATATCCAACTTCTTCATACTGTTCCTTATCCCAGGGAGACACTTTTAGATCTCTGCCATCGTACCTGGCACGAATAATCCAATCATATGCTTCTCTACTATCTAATAGTATAGCACCTCCTTTACCGATTGTCAATGGTTTTCCATTACCAAAACTCAAGCATTTAAAGGTTTCTTGTTCATACATATTGCGTTGTAATCTTCTAGCACTATCGTATATAGGCAAGTGTCCTAGTTTGTATTCACCTATCCATTTGTCTTCGTTAATAACAAATGATAAACCCAAACGTTCAAGCATCATAGGTATACTTAAATATGTTTGGTCTGGTATTTCAATATGAGGGATATGACTTGGGTGTTTTCTTTTATACCATCTTATGCACAATTCGATTGCGTGTGTACAACAATCAGTTGTTACTACATATGGTGCTCCAGTATAATCAGCAAGACGTTTTTCAAATTCTCTTATAACATCATACGGATCATTCCAACCAACACCATAATCTTTTAACATCTCTAGGATGTCAAGATTAATAATGTCCTGTAATTTGTAAGGTGTATCTTGGTTCATAACCTATATTGCCTGCACTGTGTGGAACTCTTCCACGCCAAAGCACGGCTCCTCCTTTGTGCCAATTCATACTATATTGGTCTACTTCAAACATATGTCCTTGTTTTTTATCTTCTAAAAATACTAAACAACGTAACACATCATCACTACTTTCGATATGAAAGAGTTCTTTATATTTGTTATAGTGATCTGCGTGTGGTGGTAGTATGTCACCTGTTGTCATTTTATAGAATGTATAACCGCAGTCTTTCCATTCTAAAATTTTTCCAATGTCTTTTGCCCATTGTGGAATTGCTGACTGATCATTAAACATCATACCAGTAAAGTTATCATGCGTATGTCCAGCAGTTCTCCATTTTGCTAATTGCTCTAAGTCTCCGTAAGCAACTCGTTTATAATCAAAACTTTCAAAGTCTTTTGTTTCCCATACAGGATCAAGTTCCAGTGTATGATATTCTAAAGGACTAATCTCTTGTGTTGCCATAATGTATTACTTTCACTTTTGGATCTTTGGCTGTGTATGTACGCCATGGATCGAAAACTATTGTTGCACTGTCGACATTAAAGTTATGGTCAGTTGGGTGAGTTATAACCATAACTTCAACTGCATGGTCGAAACCATTAACAATCATTCCACCCAACTTTCCAATATAGTGTTGAACTAGTAATGCATAAGATCCATCAGTGTATGCTACTCCTGGCTTATATGTATCACTCGTAAAGCAAATTTGCTTTCCATGTTTTAATATTTCTTTTGCCATACGTTCGGCTTGTACTTCCCTACTTTTGGCAATCGCGTCGAACAAGTCATATCCTAAGTCTAATCGTTCCGCTAAATGTCTTAGGGCAATATTATCTCTAGGGTGACAAGGTCCACCATCGCCCATGCCTGCTTTCATATAAGCGGCACTGGTAATTCGGTATCCTGCATTACTTAAACTATTTGTTACAACATCAACATTCATATTCCCAACACTTTGGGCAACGTCTTGAATCATATTAACTAGACTTAACCTTGCACTAATAAATGTGTTGTAAAATATTTTTGTTGCTTCTGCTTCTTCCCATGTACCAATATTATAATGCGGATCATTCTCCATTACTGTTTTGTAAAATTTTACTAATGCTTTTGCATCAGTGTCGTTTGGTTTGTTGCCTCCAATGATAACCATATCTGGATTTACCATATCCCAAGCAACTGTACCCATAGCAATTAAGTATGGGTTATAAATTAATCTTGCTTTATCTAATAAGCCTGCGAATTCTCTTCTTGTTGTTCCTGGAAGTACTGTACTAATTAAAACAACAATAGTATCTTCTGTTGCATATTTGTTAATTTCTTTTAAACATTCTTTAACAGGATCTAATCCAAAGTCTTTGTTTGGTAAATGTGTTATAGGAGTTTCTCCACCATAGTCTTTATGGTGTGGAGTTTGTACTGCAACAAAGACAAAGTCCTGTCCTACTACTGCTTCTTTTGGTGTCTTAGACACTCGTACAAGCCCACTAAAGCGTTCTACCTTGTCATACCCTGTAACTGTATGTCCTTTCTTAACTAACATCTCAGAACTAATCATTCCAAGTTTTCCTAAACCAAACCAACCTATTTTCATAATTCTAATACCTTTGTAATATGTTTTCTAATCTCACCTGTCCTAATTAAGTTACGATTGTGTATAAGGATTGGTTCCATATGTTTCTTTATTCTTTTTAATTCTCTATATGATTGATTACTGATGTCAATAATAATATCAAATACTTTATCCATTCTTTTAATGGGATCAGTTTCTTCATCATAACTTTCATCCCAGAACTCGTGGAATGTTTTTGCTCCCCAATGTTTCAACAAGTCTAAACTATGTGTACCTGCTAATAATAATACAGGTGAGCCTTGCTTCATAGGGTTTAATGTTTTTTCACTTATTTGTCCCCAAGGGTATTCGTAGTTTGTTTCACATACTAAACTAGCAAACGAGTTCCAATAAGTATCTTCCAACGGATCAGAAGTAGTAATATTATTTATGGTTCCTACTTGAGGGTTTATATAATCTTTCATGCTTACTATTTGACATTCAGTATCTTCTTTTGTTAATGGCAAATGAGCCATAAGGTCTTTACAACCTTTGCTATAAGATTCAAAATGTTTACTGTTGTTTAATGGAAATTTTAAAAGTACATCATCTGTTTTATGATAATGTGTAATAACACTGTCCTCTGGCATTATGTTATATAAGAAACTAACAGCCATATGTCTATGCTGATCCCAGCGATATGTGAAACAGTTTATTTTATGATTAATTTCTTCTGGTAGACCATTGCTAGGTTCTCTGTTATAATGACAAGCGCCTAAACTAAAAGTGTCTAATGGGTATATTGCCCAGTCGGAATACTTTGTGTTTTGTAATTGTTCTAACATACGATACTCATTTGTAAATATTTTAAACTTACAGTTGTGCTTTTTACACCAGTTTTGTATCATATCGAATTCATTGATGCTACAATCTTCTTGTATTAACCCGTCTGGGCAACTATACCTGGAGTGATTTTGCCATACTGATAATACTTCGTACAAAAAGAAATATACTGTCGTATGGTCTACAAAGTTAATACTTGAATCTGACCAAGATTCGAACCATTCACACGGACCGTCAAATATAAAATAAGGGGTTTTGATTTCTAAACTTTGGAGTGATTCTGCTGTTTTTCGAAATCTTCCACGTGTGTCACTAAATTTAGTGATGGTTGACGTTGCATCAACTACAGAGTGGTTTATTGCTTTGTTAATGTTATTTATGTAAATTGAATTAAATTGCATCGAACCAAGCCATATATTCGGGAAAAACTTCGCTAAAAATGGTACTTCTACGTTTATCGAGCTCTTTAGTATATACTTTAAAGTTCTGCTTATGATTATTACTATCTACTGTTTGTTGACTTCTCCAGTATTCAATAATACGTTCTAGTTTAGCAGTTTCACTATTGTGCATTAACTCTACAATTTCCATCTGTTTCATATACTCAACTGTATTAGTCATGTATTCTTCAAATGTTTTATCTAGTATTTTAACATCCATCATCTCAGGATATCTTAAAAAAGGTATGTCAATGTACATACAATCTCTACCGTATTGTTTTCTTATTTCAACTAAATCTTTTAGAAAGTCTTTGAATGATGTTACACTTAATGCATTGTAGGTACACATGAATGTAACTACAAACCTGTCTTCATTTTTAAATTCTTCTAATACACGTTTTACATTTTTTATAAACTTGTTATAATCTAAACCATTTCTAATATACTCTGCTTTATTACCAAATGCTTCTGCACTTGTGTAAACTTCTAGTTTACGAACTTTGCCACTTGCTAATACTTTCTTTGCTTGATTAATAAACTTATCGAATAGTTTGTCCTCAACACAAAAGTTACTATTAATACCTAACAATAAATCTTTATTTGGTTTATCTGTTTCAATGATCCAGTCCATCATTTTAAATGTGTTCTTATTCATAAGTGGCTCGCCACCTGTAACACGGAACGTATGCAATGCTGGGTACAACTCAGGCCACCATTCCCAAAATGCTTCTACATATGGATTGTGTTCTCTTTCCGGTATAGGCATTCTGCCTCTGCGTTCTGTCCATGTTATGTCGTTGTAATTGTCTGAGGTGCTAAAGCCTCCATGTTGTTTTACTTCTTGCATCCACGCACTACTGATAGCCGGACTGCAATACATACATTTAAAATTACAAGCATAACCAAAACTTACTTCTACATAACTTGGTTGAAAGTTTGTACTCCAATCATTATTTTTAATTGTATCAAAGTGTTTGTTACTCCAACTAAATGCACTCTTTAAATGTCTGTCACTTAAAGCATTTGGATCTGCATCTTCAACTCTCCAACAGTAGTCACATTCTTTAGGTCTACCACCTTCGAGCATTTCTTTACGTTGTTGTTTTTTATATATAGAGTTGTGTAGTGAACTAGGGTCTAGTTTAATTTCGTCAACTGGTACTTGGTGTACCGGTGGGTGATGACAACTATGTGCAGTTCCATTTTGTAAGTTAAGTGTAAGTTGTGTCCACTTTGCTAAACAGAATCCAGGACCTACTGCATTCAGTTTGGCTTTCATTTCATGCGGATCTGTTCCGGTAAAACTCATTACGAATAATCTTCTTTAAGTATATCCCAAGTATCATAAGGCCCTTTGACTTGATGCCATTTATCTCCAGGGTTTGTCATTTTGTCTGCTAATGGTTTATCGTTTCCATTAACATGAATTCTGTCTCCAAAGAATATCATTGGTGTCCCAATAATATCATATACTTGTGCTTTGTTCTTTCCTTTTAGATGAATATCTATACTAGTGTTACCACCTAGTTCTGCTTCAAATCCTGGAAAAGTTTCGTTAAACATTTCACAAATACTAACACGTTCATTATTTACTTTGTCCCATTCATAATAATCATCACGTTGTTGCCCTACGGCATTTCTTCCTACAGTACTAAAGTTTATTAACCCTGTACGTTTTTCAATATGAAGTCCATACTTGTGTTTATATTTACTGAAGTCTACTTGTTGTTCTAACCATGTGTCCATATCTTCTGGAGCATTAAGGTTACTACTCGAAACTTCAATACCATTACGCCATACACTGTTACCTGCACATTGAAATACCATTGTACAGTTGTCTACGATCTCGTGTCCTATTTGTTCTATTGTTTTAGGTCTATCACTACCTGTAACAATAAAGACACTTTTGTTTTTCATCCAGTTTAAGAACCAGAGTCTAAAGTCAACAGGAATTACTTGCCTACTTTCAGACAAGGTTCCATCTACGTCAAATACATAATTTACACGGTCCAACTTTTCAACTGCTCCTTTGTTGGTTTCATTGGTTCAAGTTTTTCTATCTTGCCACCCTTCTCTAAAAACTTTTTCATTCGTTCATCTAGTTTTCTTTGAAGTTCAGCAGGTTCTGGTTTTGTATAATCTTTTTGTTTATTATCTATCATTGTGTTACACTGTCTATTGCTTTTCTTAATTTTAATGCTCCGGCTTTCATACCGTCTGGGTGTTCGTGAATTGCTCCACCAACATTTGCCATATAGTCAACACCGAAGCGTCTTGTTATTTCTGGAATAAGTTCTGCTGTCATACCACAACTTAAAGCAGGCACTACATTGTTGTTACTTAACATATGCATTGTGCTTCGAAGTTCATTTTCATCATCACTTAGATATCCGCCCCACATACCTGTATGGATTGTATCTACTCCACAGATACTTGCTAACTTACATAACACATACCAACTAATACGATATGCATTCTTTGTACTGCTTATTACTTTGTCGCCTGACTTCTGATAATGTATATACAAAGGTAAGTTTAATTTGTTAATACTTTTATAAGATCCGTGTCCACTCCAGAAGTTAACGTGTACTCCATTACCTCCGCCATCTGCAACCATTTTGGCTCTATCTAGCAAGTGCAAAGGATCACTATTAATACAATAGCAATACACAACGTTTGTTCCTGCTAACACCCGCTGTATGACGTCTATGCGAGTCTTAAGGGGTAAACAAGCCGGGTTTGCCATTATCTCATCTTCTTTAATAAAGTCAACTCCGCCTTCTACGAATGCAGTAACAATTTCAACTAATGCTTGTTCTGTTAGTCCTGTCTTAGGTTTAACAATACTACCTAGTAATGGTTTGTTATAATTGCCTGTAAGTTTTCTAAATCCTGATAATCCGTAACGTGGTGCAACTGCATCACATAATGAAAAATCGATATCTAAATCTAATAGTTCACATCTGTGAATATAATCGATGTCCATTTGTCCACCCATTAACACACAAAGTAATTGTGCTATTCCATCAGTTTCCCAGTCAATAATTCTATAGGGCCAAGCAATTTTAACTATGCCTGTGTTCTTTCCTATAAAGTCTGCTGGCTGTCCAATAATCTTTGCTGAGTATTGTTCAATCAACTCTGGTGTTTCATATTCATTTCTTACACTAGGGTTACCTACACTTTGCCCGACTGCTAATCCAAATGCCGCCTTGTTTAAGTCGTTACCTTCTAGTTTGTATGTTACTGTAAAGTATTCCTTGGGATCTACTTCACTCACGTATATATCAAGCATAATGTATTGTACCTTCTTTATTCTTTAATGTCAAACATATATTTGTCATCTGTGTCACAAATATCTCTAACTACTGTTAATTCTACATCGGTTAAGTATTCAACTTGACTAACTTCATATGGGTATAATATAAAAATGTCGCCTTCGCTAAATATTTGTCCGTTAATTTTTACTTTTCCTTTTCGCATACAGTTGATCTCTGTACCTTTTTTATGAAAGTGATCCTGATGGAATTCACCTTTTTTGTGTCTGTGAATACCAACTTCAAAGTTTGCCTTAAAAGCCGTAGGTTCAAAGTTACCTACAAACCATCCACCTTTCATATCATCTAATTTAAATTTCTTCATTTATGTTCCTCTAACAAGTTATATTCATATAACTCTTTTGGTGTATTAACTATAAGCATATCAGGATCGTGTACATCCATAAACTTAACTTCGTTAACGTAAACTTTACACATATCAGTTAGTTCAGGATAGTCTAATATTAATTCATTATCTAATATTACAGTATCAAAGTTTCCTACTTCAAGTGTTCTTTGTAAAACACTTCTGCCATTACAGGCAACAACTGCGATTGGGTAATCCCAACCTATCCACTTATCGTTTGATACAGATAGTTTGCCCATCCTTTATGTCCTTCATCTAATGTGTGTCCACCTGTGCCACAGGGCCAGCCTTGACTTTTTGTCATGTCAATAAAACTTGGCATAATGTAATTAACATCTTTAAGCCATTCGCTGTCTGGTTCGTCAAGTGCAAACGTTTGTATTAATTTTACTTTTAAACTTTTTGCAATTTGTTGTAAGTTCCACATACGTTCAAACTGCATTTGTTTTCTACTTTCAGTTCCTAGTGTTGTTGTATACAGTTTATGCATTTTATTAATTGTGTCAACTAACATAGGATCTAAATTCATTTCATCGTTACCTGGTATATGTCCTGGTATGTTATAACATACATTATGATAAGGTATATACTTTGCACCTTGCCAATCCACTGGTAACTCATCACGTTCAAACGTTGTCCAACAAACAACAACAAGTAATTCTGCACCTGGATGTTTATTACACCATTCACGCATAAAACGTATTGTGCGTCTTGCTATTCTGTTCCCACTTGTTCCACGCATTGCTTCATTTACAACTGCTGGTATACTTAACTTATCTGCAAGTAGTTTGGGCCAACTGTTACGCAATCTGTATGTAGGTGTGTCATCATTATAAGGTAATCCTAATTCATCACCTTCGGTCCAACTATCACCATTTGCATACAAACATTTAATCATCCACGCCACCATTTGTTATGATAGTTAGATAAATCTTCTGGAGTACCAACCGGGCTAAAGTTCTTTGCTTCTACCTCATACGGTTTAACAATATTATTTTTAAGTGTGTAATTATACACTGGTGCTAGATAAAATTCGTTATTATGTCTATCATTGTTTTCAATCATTTGTTCAGCACCTTCAACAAATAAACTTCCTTTGCTCCAATGGTATAAACCAACAGTAGCCATATTACTAATTGCGACTTTCTCTGCCGCTTCTGTTATGTGCCCGTCGTCATTAATCTTAACAAAACTATGTTTATTATGATTATGTGGGTAGGTCATTACCCAACTCACGTGGGGCTCAAGTTTACATTTTTCTAAAAACATTTCGCTATCCCAATGTAACACTTGATCACTGTTAATACTAATTAAAGGTTCATCGTTGTTTATAAATTCTTTTGCTTTTAATAAACTACAAGCGGCACCTTCTGTAAGATGATCTAATACAACAATATTAACATTGTCTGCAAAACTTTCTAAATGTTCTCTGAGCCATGGATAATCAACAAGATGTTCTTGTTGGACTACGAATGTATAGTTACCAGCAATACCTAAACTATCAACAGCACTTTGTATCATTGTAGTGCCGCCAACTCTTACTAGAGGTTTAGGAACAGTGTATCCTGCATCTTTGAATCTACTGCCGGCTCCTGCCATTCCAATTATAATATTCATTGATTTCCTACTTATATATGTATGGGTCTTTTTTCTTAATCTCTTTTAATTTTTTTCTGTAAGCACGTTCAAGTTTAATTCGGTAAACTATGTCACCAAACCAACGTTTAATTTTTTTTAGTATATACATTTTATGAGTTCCATATTGTTTACTGTTGCAAGTGAGCAACAATAGTTTTTGCTAATTTTATATGTCCTAATTCATTAGGGTGTCTTCCGGGAGCCCTTACGTCTTCAAGGTGTTCGTATTCCATTAATTGTCTATTGAAACTAATGGGATATGGGGATATTGCATCCAACCATTTATTATTTGCTTCAGGTCTACCTACTACAAATTCAGGATTGTCTAACGCATATACTTGTAATAAGTTAATTCCTAAGTTATCACAGGCTTGCTTTAACAACCATTGTAAGTTAAAGAACTTATAACTATTTACCTTACTACTGTTCAGCATAGTACGAATCTTATGATATTCTGGAAGTAGTCTATCTAAATCCTTATCATTTGTTTTATTTAAATGGGGATTGTTTAATAGCATACTAATATACTCATTGTCAATTGATTCCCATTCTGTATATCCATTATTGTGTTTTCGTTTGACACTAACTGGCGCCTCTATTCTTTCGTATGTTGTCCAGGCAACTATTACTTGTAATTCATTTGGATTACCTTTATAGTTTCTAATGTAATCTATTGTTTTACGAAATATTCGATCATTACTGCCGCCACCTAATCCTTCATTAACTAGTTGAGGTATCTTTAATTGCCTAGCAACGTGCCAGGGCCATGACTTATAAAATTTATAATCCAGCTCGTCAATAGTACCATCTTTAAGTTCTTGCCCAAACGTCCAACTATCTCCATTAACATATAAAGTTTTAATCATATTAGTGATCCCACTGTGCATCTACTTTAGGTTTAATAATTTCAAACACTTGTCTATGTCCTTCGTAGTCACAATGTCCTGTATTCCTTTTGTCAGGGTACTCTCTACTAAAATATCCCCAATCAACATTTGCATAATTTACTTCAGGTAGCAGTCTTTCAAAGTCTGGCTGGTGTCCCATAAAAATGTGTGGTATATTATTTGTTTTCATCAGCAAGTGTGCTGATGTTAAAATACCAATGTCATACTCATTTTTAATATCAAATGAGAAAAAGTCTGCTACCCAATTCTGTAATACTCTTAAACGTGCATCTGGTTCGTGTCTTTCAAACTGTGCCCAATGTGCCTTAACATCTCTATCAAAAAAACTATCTAAATTTTGTAGTGTTTCACTTTGCATACTATTATCAGTTGTAACTGGAATAGGTCTTCGAAACTCTGCTGGTGTGTATCTGTCATATGGTGGATAGTCTTCATAATTTAAATGTTCGATTGTTGGTTCTGTTCCCATAGGTTTATCTTGCCCAGGTTTAAACCAAACAGTTCTTGCCGCATTTGTCATGCTAATAATAACAAAAGGTTTATAATTACCTACTGTCATTCTTTCAACTGCGTGTTTAACTTGCAACCAAATAGTGAAGTTACAACACCCACTTCTACCAATTACTTTTTGTTCCACACCTTTGTATTCGGCAGTAAGTCCACCAAAACTTTTTTCAAAACAATCATGGTCAGGTAGTCCACTACCATTACTAAAACTATCACCGCACGTTATAATTAAATTTCGCATATGTTATTTTCTCTAATATATCTGTTAAGTTCTCTTGCCCAAAGCATATGTCCGTATTTGTTTGGATGCATACCCGAAATAACTTTTGTATTATATTCAGTGTCATCTTGATTTGTAATATATCCATGAAAACTATGTGGTGCTTCTGTTTTACCATAGAATCTTTTACTGTCTACTTGTTCCCATAACCAACCATCGTTTTGTCCGTTGTAATGAAAGTTCCAACGTGGATCAGCATTACCTACCGTCATCTTTTCTGTTTCACTGTTAACGTAATTTTTATCTTGCCATTGCGATATCTGTGTTTCATCTACATTATAAAATGCTTGAAAGAACAAGTAGTTAATCTTATGTACTTTAAAAAAGTTTTCTAATTGTAGTACTTGTTGTACATATCGATTAACATACTCTTCTTTATTCCATAAGTACATTCTGTAGTTATCAAAGAAGGGTTGCATACCTCTTTGCATATACGGATGGTTAGTTTGATTGGGCCATATAGTAGTCCAGCCAGAGCCGTTACGTTCGTCTACAGGATCCTTATAGTAAAAGTCCTTACGTTCAGGACTAGTTAAGCCAACTATGACAAACAAATTGTTTTCACAGTCTATATCAGGCTTAATATAATTTTCAGTAATCCAACTTAATGTTGTTCTTACAATTCTATCATTACTTGCGGCAGGATAAGATATGTTTGTTAAGTCATCTGCTTTAATCATATCCTTTAACATAGTGGGCCAAATTTTAGGAATGCGATATGCATTGTTCTCTGGATCCCAATCACTTACAGTGTCTGGTAAAGCAGGATCTCTAATCTCACTGCCAAATGTCCAACTATCTCCTGTTGTTAATAAGTGCATTAATAAGCCGCCTTTATCTCTTCAAATTGTGTACTTGGATCTAAATCTTCTACACTAGTTCTCCAAAGTGTTTCCATTAATTGTGGAACAATTTGTATCATTTTAATATTTCTTTTTTGTGCTTGTTGATATATTAATGTTCCAGGACTTAACATACTATCTCCTGGATCTGTAGTATAACCACCTTGTAGTTTTAATGCTAATGGATAAGTTTCCCAATTATAATAACGATATGAATCACAAGCAATATCCATACTAGGACTATCACCCCAGAATATAATATCACTTAATCCGTGTTTACCAAAGTCGTTTGGTACTAAACCTCTGTTACCAATACTATAGTATATACTTCTTTCTTCAATAGGTCTCGGACCAAATGTTTTTCCATCTGGTGTTAGCATATCATATCTGCATTTAATTACTTTATCATATCTAAAATTATTCTTTACTTCAACTTCACGTTTCATAAAGTTTGATTTTTGTATACTGTAAAGCATATTACCAAACGGGCCTGCATGATTAATTGAAGTTTGATAATCTAGTTTAATTAAATTATGTACACTATCATTAATAGTTTCTTCTAATATTTTGTAGTCATCTAATTTATGTAACTTGTCACCTGAGGTTGTCCAAGTATGACAATAAATATCTGCTGGTGTATCTCTAAAGTAATCCATTAAACGTGGCATAGCAACTTTAAAAGTTCTAAGTTCACCACTAAAACATATTGCAGTATTAGAGTGTTTCATAATCGCCTCCTCCTGTCATATGTTCTTGTTTAGGTCTTACTAGTTTAATTGGGGGATATATTTGTTCTAAGTTTAAGTTACATTCTTTTAAGTAATACATAAAAACGTGTTCAGGTCCATAATGTAATTTCTCTGGCATTTCAAAAAACTCTATTGGGTGTCTATGAAAGTGACTGTAAAAATCACAAGCAATATCATAAACATCTGTTGGTCCTTGCCAATACAAATCTCCACAACGACTTCTGTGATTGCCTTCTTCAAATCCTAAATGTATAACTTGTAACGTATCTTTCTTAGGTTCAGGTACTTGCCAATCTTCGTCAAACATAGTGTCCCAACGTAATCTGACAACTAAATCAAAGTTACTATTATTCTCTATCTCAAATTTCTTTTTTAAATGTGATGCCACCATTACGCCATAAAACTGACTTTGGTAATTAACATCATGTAATGCTTGGTCTAACCCTGGAGTAAATTCAATTTGTTTTTGTGATACTATTTCTAGTCCAGGCAATTCTCTACGAAGTTCTTGTATTTCAGAATTAGGAACCTCTTCTATGTCATCAATACCTTTAGTCACTTTAACAAAGTTTGGTGCACTACGAGTATTCCATGTATGTCCAAAGTAATGTACTTCATGTTCTTTAAATACATCTTTCCAAGTTGGTAAACATTTACGCCAACTCTGTCTTAATTGTCCACTTAAACAAATTGCTATTTTCATAATGTTATCCTTTTAAAACCAGTTCCAAACTCCACGTATTGCTAAACACAAATACATAAGTTCCATTAGTGCTCTGGGTATATCTTTATCTTTGTAACCCATGTATACCCAAATACTACAACTGAATAATGCAACTGCCCACCCTAGCCACTGTAGTTCTTCGTTACCACTTGATAATATAAATGCACTTATCATTGCTAGGATAAAACCTAACCATCTAAATCCATCCAGTTTTTCGTAAAAGCGAATTTTCATAATTGCTTACCCAATCTGAGCAAATACCAAAGCAACCTTCAGGGACGGTATCTTTCTCATTTTGCAAACATATAACACTTTTAGATGTTACTTGTTTGTAAGGGTATGTCCAAATATACCCTTTACTTGTTAATGTTCTTTCATCTTGTTCATGCCAAAAGCAATGTATGTAATTAAATAACATAAATTCTAATGCTTCTAAATTTTTTGCATGATTCCAAAATGCATTGTTGCTTATAAAATTTTGTGTAACAGGGTATGTAGGTTTGTCGTGTCCTAGCCATAACCTTTCATTAACAAACCACACATCAACTTCGCAGTCAAAACCTTTGTCAACTGCGTTAAGTAAATACTCAGGATCGTTTTCCCTCTCAGGTTTTGGACCTGCTGTATTTCCTCTATGTGCGATTAGTTTCATCTTTTTTTCTTATACTCCAAGTTTTATCATCCAGTTCTTCCCAAATAAGATTATCGCCTACGTCCCATCCTACTTGATCTAAACACCCAGGGGGAAATTCTAAAAACAGTTCTTTTGTCTTGCCGTTCTCTTGTATTTCTACTGTCCAACTATTTGTTCCTGTTTGTTTATATTTCATTATTTCTTCCTGTCTGCTTCTTGTTCTGTAATCATTACACCATAACGTTTTGGATTTTGGTATACACTTTTAAACCATATACTACCTTGTGCATCTAAATCTGCAACTCTGTAATGAAGTTCATCTCTTAATCTATCGCCATAGTGTTGCAATTTTTTCAAACGATCTTTAGGATTTGAATATACTTTTGTTTTCTCTCGTACAAAAGGTTGCATAAAACCATAGTCGGCAATTTGTGTATGATCCCAGCCATCTAAATTTATTTTCGCAACTGCTTCTCTGGCTCCTAATATTGCCCAATCACCATTTGGAACATCCATACCAACACTACACCAAATACTAAGACGTTGCATATTTTTAATATGATTCTGTGTTAAGAATTTATTTTTAGGAGGAAGTATACCTTTATCTAAACTCATTTTAACGCCTTCTCTAAAGCCGCCTCTGTATGCTTGTTCTGGTGTTGCGTTAATAACTACATCACTAAATGTGTCTGCCATTTGGAAGTATGTATGCATCCAACAAAAGTCTACACTATGAGCACCATCTTCACTTTGGTCATTCTCATGACTATTCATATTCTCAATAACGTGTTTGGGCCATAGTTTAAGTCCACCATTACCGTATGCTAAACTATTAACAATGTTATGTCCACACCAACTAAAGATATAATCGCTTTGTTCTTCTTCGTCAATCTCAATAGTTTGTTTAAAGAAATCTTTGTGTACAACATTGTCCCCGTCTACTGTAACTAATCTTCTTTTAGTTGCAATCCTACCTGCTTCATTGTGTGCCGCATCGAAACCCGTAAAGCCGTCAACACGTTTAGCCCATGGGCACTTGCTTAACAAGTCTGCCCAATTCTTTTCTTTGTTTGGTTCATCGTAACTAATGTAAATTACATCAAAGTCACTAATTGGATAAGTCTGTTTCATTTTCTATTTCCTTATAAGCCATAAACACATTTACATCATCTTCTGTAAGTATTTCACAACTATTGATTTTTTTATATTCTTTAATATGATATTCTAATTCTTGCTTATGTTGTAAATCTATTTCAGCAAGTGATAGCAAATAATTTCCTTTTGGCACTACCCATAATTTTCTTTTAGAAGGTAAACTACTTGCTACATTAATTTTTAAATTTCTTGTTTCTTTATTAAAAAGTAATGTTACAAGTCTTTCAGGATTCCATAAAGACGGATCTAATTTATGTAACATTGAATTGTTTCGAGAAGCATTGCTACTAATGTCAACAATCTTTACAGGGTCTGAATCTTTATCAATAATGTAATTATTTAAATTAACATCTTGCATTTTTAAAAATTCTTCTCTAGTAATATTTGTTACTAGATCATCTTTAAATTCTTCTTGTTGATTCGCTGACATTGATAATATTTTACCAAACGAATCGTAATAAAGAAAAAACTGTTGTTCTTCTTTATCTTTTTTTAGAGAACCAAAATGTTGTTGCATCATTTGATTAAATTCTAAATCGCTAAATTCTGACATTATACTCCTGCTTGTTTCTCTAAAGTTTTAATTAATTCATCTGTACACCATGACTTAACACAATAATGTACTGGCTTTGTTTGATAGTAGTTATTAATCCACAAACCTTCTTCATTATATTGTCCGTCTAAATAATCTGTCCAGTCTGTATCACTAACTGTGTAATCTAATAATCCTTGGCATCTACTTTTCATATGTACAAAACTAAAAGATTGTGGAGGTGTTACTTTATCTTCCCAACCTAATAATCTAATTGCCATTCCATAAACCTCATCAGTGTAAGCAACATCATTAGTATTAATTCTCATAAACTCGTTTGAATACTTTTCCCAATCCCTATAGATATCTTCTACTTGTAAATAAAACAATAGTGCTTCTTTACTTTTCTTAAAGTATGTTAATGCACTGTAGGCATTATAAAATTGATTTTCAGAAAACCCTCTTCTATAATAAGTATCGTCTCCAACTATATCTCTAAACGTGTGTATTTTATTACACACTCCAATTGGGAAGTTTCTGGCTTTCATTATTTCCCAATAGTAGTTTACATCTGTTGTGAAAAGCATATCAGCATCAAGTTTAATAGTTTCGTCATATGGCGTCATATGATAAACTTTCCACTCATTTTGTAACTTCCAATTATGCATTATTGCTTCGTCTGTCCAGGGGATAATTTTGACATCGAAAACGTCTAAATAATGCTTAGGTAGTTTTTCTAAATCTTCTTCAGTCATACCTACTGTTAAGTCACTCGGCCCTTTTGTTTGACTTGCTTTCAAACTTAATGCTAGTGCATATGCCATTCGAGGATAGTCCCCAAATTTCTTACTGTATTGTGCAAATGTAAAATATCCTTTACTCATGAATAAATCTCCATAAACTTATCATAATTTTTTTCTAAAGATTGTTTGTTGAGCATATGTACATTTGTATCTTTAAGTAATACAGGAATAGTTTCTGTTTCTAAAACTATACTTCCTTTTTTAACATCTAATATATTTTCCATTCCAAAACTATTGATTTGTCTAACAGGTAAAGGTTTAATATAGTCGTCTCTAAAGCCGCCAATTATATGACTTGCAATCGCGGCTGTTATATCATTACGAAAGTATTGATAAGGAATTCTAAATGTCTTTTTATAAAAGTCGTAATTTTCTTTTACATACTTTGCAATATCAAACCATTCTTTAGTTTCTTCACACTTGCGAAAGTACATAACTGTAAACCAGTGTACTTTGCTAAACCCATCTTGCACAACAAGTTCATAAATGTGTTGTTGATGTTTAGCAGGAATTCTTGTATGTGTGTTCATAAGCATGGGTTCTTTGTTTCCCCATACAGAGTTTAGCACATCATTTTGTATTAAGTAATCAGTGTCAATTAATATTGTTTCATCAAATGGAGATAGATCGTATGCAGTGAGCCTATCAAGATTATGCCATTGTACAGGAGTAAATTTTCCATCCACGTACATTGGTCTTAAATTTATCTCTTCTACTTTTGCTTTCCAATCAATAATGACATCAAATAATGATAAATCTTCTTCGCATTCATCTAAAGGTGTTACTATTGCAACAGGTACATTTAGATAGTGTTTGGCAAGTACTGCCGACACTTTTGCTTGTTTTATATAATTAAAGTCTTTATTGTTTTTTGCAAAGAGAAGAATACCTTTATTCTTCGTTGAAGTCATATTGAACTAACTCTTCGATTGTCCTTGCTTGTCTTAATCGTCTTATCTCTGCTAGTGCATTGTTCTGCTCTTGAGCATATTTCTTCATGCAACTATCTTTGAATTCTTTTACGTTTGTAATTTCAGTTGGGTTTCCGTTGATATCGTCTATAACTGCTGAGTCATATCCAGAACGGTTTAAGTGGTCTAAATGATTTAGAAGCTCACTATTGATATAAAATAGTCCGCCAAGATGACCAACAGTGAGCTTCTCTTTGATTAATTCTTTAAGAAGGTTTAATTGATTTTGTTGAACTGCTATATATTTTGATTTGTCAAAAATTGTTTCTAAGTTTTGCATTATTTTTCCTATTAAAATAGTAGAGTAATTGTCTTACTCTACTATTTTATATGATAGGGGGATAAATGTCAATCTAAATATTTAATATTTAGAATCCAGATACTTGTGTGTTTGATGGTGTAGCAGGAGCATATACTGTACTCTTTCTAAACCCAACACTTACGGCTGTTCCAGATGCTACTGTGTCAGCAGTACTTGGAGCAATCGCCACAGATGCATCTACTAATGAAATAGTAAAGTATACTCTGTGATTTGTTTCGTCTATTTTTGCTGTTACGTTAACATCGTTGGCACCGTATGCGCCACCACCAATGTTAGTACCAGTATAAACTGCTTGGTAACTACCAGATAATGAAGTATAACCAAAAGCGGCTAAAGTACCACTACTACCTGTTCTTGTAGTTGCAGTTTTACCTAATTTTAGTGTACCAATTTTGTTATTAAAAATGTCTCTCCAGTCATTATCTTGTGATGTTGACCCACTTGCGTGTTGGAAAGTTAAGTGGATTTCGCCACCTGTGTTAAAGAAACCATCTAAAGCCGCCTGTGAAGCGAACTGTGAATAAATTTCTGCAGTAATAGTTTCACTGCCGCCTGAACCCCAAGTACTGCCTCTTGAAGAAACAGCCGAGCCAGCCACTGTAGTTTGTTGTGCGGCATCAACGTTATTAGCATTTGTACTAATATCTGATACTGCTGATGATAAGTTTAATGTACCTGAACCCGATGTTGAACCATCTAATGCTTCAATCGTGTCACTTGTACTTGGGTTACTACCAATATTAATTGATGTACCCTGGTGTGTTGCGGCATTTGTTACCGCTGTCATTAATGTCGCCCATGAACTTGCACTAACAGTTGCCGAAGCAGATACTGTTGATAGTGAAGTCTGACCGTAGCCCGAGCCACTTCTATAAGAAGCACTGTTACCAATTACGGTATTAACAGTACTTACGAACGAGTTGTAGTCTGCGGCTAAAATTGTATTGCCTGAACTATATGTCATTTATATTCCCCTATATTCGAATAGTTGTTTTTAGTTTACTTTAACGAAGCACATTACTGAACCTTCGTCTTCCGTATATTTATTTTCCAATGCTCTACCAATAGTATTAAACGCATTGATTTCACTTGAAGAACCTGCTCTCGCAACTCCGTTACCTGCACTAATTAAACGATCGCCTTTGTTCACAGTACCGACTACCATTACTGGGACACGACCTTGAATAGCAACTGCTGGGTGAGTATCCTCACTACCTGCTCCTGCATTCATTAAGTATGCTGGTCTAGTTGAGATAACGCCAAAAACTTTACTTGAAGCCTCTTCGTTAACTCTTGTAATTTCTTCTACTCCGCCTAGTGCTACTACTGTACCTGGAGCATAAACATTGTCAGAAGCAAAACGCTCTGCCAAGTCAGCATATTGTGCCGATGTACTTTCTCCATGAAATGTAGTTGCGTGTACTTCAGCAAATTTAGTTCCAGTAGAACCTAAGTCTCTTGTATTGTTTGCATCTGGTAATAAATCACCTGCTAATGCAACACTACCGTCACTTGCTAATGTACCGGAAGAACCTAATACACCATCAACGTATGCTTTAGTGGCTACACCTAATGTTTGTGTAGGAGCACCTAAAACTAAAACTTCACCCGTTGCGCCATCGATAGTTAATGCACTTTTTGGAGTACCACCATCGTTAACACCAAGAATTAAATCTCCGTCTGATGTATTATTTTTAATTGTAACATCATTACTTGCGATTGTCAATGTTAAATCATTATCAGCACCAACTGTTACACCACCGTCATTAAGAATACCTAATGTTCCGCTTGATGTGTCGTTAGCGTCTGAACGCAAATAACTTGTTGCGGCTTGACCACCTAATGAATCTGAATCAGTGGCTGTGCCGTTTAATTTGTTGTTTGTAACACCAGTACTTAAATTGTACCCTGGTGCAATACTTGAAAATCCTGTTATAGTTGGACTTGGTGTAAATGCTGTATCTTTACTTACGATTGCAACAATTACATCTGAAATCATTATTTTTACAATAACGTGGGCTGTTCCACCGCCATCATTTACTGATTCAACTACCGGTCCACTTTGTCCAGCACCTGAACTAAACGCAGGTCCTACTAGTGTCCATGTTGCACCATTATAAACTTTTAATTGAGTATTAGCGGTATCCCACCATAAATCTCCTACTACACCTGACGCTGGCTGTGAGGCACTTGCAGTTGAACTTGAAACAGTTTTAAAAGTACTACCTGTGTAAACTTTTAATAAATTGTTTGTAGAATCCCACCAAAGTTGACCTGCCAACGGTGAACTAGGAGCAGTTGTGTTTGAGAAGTTCTCTAGCAGTTTGACAAAGTTTTCGTTTAACGCATCGCCGTAACCACTATAATTTTTTCCAATAAGCGTTAAGTCAGCAGTTGAGCTGTCAATAGTACCGTCTGCCACGTTGGCTAGTACTGTTCCGCTTGTTTTATTAATTGTATAGGCCATTTTATCTTTGCTCCAATTTATTGTATTTATTCAATTTTTAATATATCCATGTATTAACTAATAGTACTTAGGTTGGTTAAAGTCTGAATTCTAACCGTATAATCTATTTGGATTAAGCGGTTTAATGACTTTTGTACTGGGTGAAACACTACATGAGTCAGTAATTTACCTGTTCCCACTGTTCCATTCCACGATTTAAGTCCTAATTCGTCAAATACATATGTGCTTTCGAAGTTACTTGCGTTGTCGAAAGCGGCTTGTCCACTAGGTTCACCATAATCTAGTAGGCAACTTACAACGATGTCAGTGTAAACCAAACTACTTGTATGGCTTACTTGAATTTTGTTTCTTACTGGGTCTGTGTTTAAACTACTTGTATCATCCACTACTTTATAGTAAGTTGGGTTATACAAGTTTGCACTTTGTCCAGTATTGTTAGCAGGCAAATATGTAATAACTCCAGTTGGGTCAACACTTGTACCACCATTACCAAAGTGCATTTCGTGAACAAAACCGTTTGTTTTATTTGCTAAACTCATTGCTAATGCTTCACTCATATTCTCATAATGAATTGCATTACGTTTGTTTACAAATACTTCGCCGTTTTCAGGATCAAAGATTTTAATGTGTCCTTGAACTTGTACGCCGCCATTCTCATCTGGTTTTTTCATTTGTTTACTCTCGTTTTCTTTTTCGTTTTTAATTTCTGTTTCTTTTGTCATATTATAACTTCAACATAATTTCTACTAACTTGTCACCATTGTCAGTATTTGTTTCTAATGCAATACCAACTATTGGTCCTGATCCGTTCATACTTGCTTTACCGTCTGCAATAGCAAGTGCCGGAGCACCTTTAGTAATTGGACCAGACACTATACAAGGTACACGACCTACTAGTGCTATTGGTTGTCCATCTGCATCTTTGTTCATTAAGTATGCAGGTGCAGTTGAAATAACTCCAGCAATATAATCATCGCCAGGTTGATATTTTCTAACTTCTTCAGTGCCACCAACTACAACAACTGTACCTGGTAATAATTCAGCATTTGGTTTATATACCTCAGCCAAGTCAGCATATTGAGCCTGGGTAGCAGTTCCGCTAAACACACTTGCCATTAATGTATCTGTACTTGGATTATATGTTAAATTAGTATCAACATATAAATCTTCGTCTCCAGATGTAGCATCAGCAAATGTTAAATAATGTGTCGCGTTTGTACTACTGCTTTGTATATTTATCTTATCTGCATTTACGGCATCTGTAGCATTGGCTACTGTGCCAGTAACATTAATAGTCATTGTGTTATCTGTTGTAGCAGTGGTAATATTTGTTCCACCTGCAAATACTAATGTATCAGTACCAACAGTAACGTTGTCTGTAGTTGAACCATCACTAACTGTTAGTGTAGTACTTAAACCTGAAACTTGTGCGTCAACATACGCCTTAGTAGAGGCATCTTGTGCCGCTGTTGGATCAGCCATTGCTGTAATTTTATTACTGCCCATTGCTAATTCACCAGCCATTGTTCCACCTGCTAGTGCAAGTTTAGTAGTGTCTGCTGTTGTTAATGCGTTTAGTTGTGTTTGGATAGCACTTGTTACACCATCTAAATATCCAATTTCTGTATAAGTTAATGTTGATGGTATTCCGTCTAATACATTTAATTCTGTTGCTGTTGCTGTAATACCAAGTCCGCCTAATGTTGCACTTGTTGGAGTTACAAACGTAACTACACCTGATCCATCAGTTGTTAATACTTGGTTGGCTGAGCCATCTGCTGTTGGTAAAGTGTATGCACCGTTAACATCAATTCCGCCAGTAGTTTTTATACCTGTTGCTGTTGTCTCAAATTTCTTATTTGCATTGTGAAATATTTCAATTTGTGCACCGTTGTAACCTTTTAAGAAATTTGTACCACTGCCATTTTCTAATACTAATGTGTTTGCTTGAAGTCTTAAACTTCCTGTTCCGCTATGTGTAAGAAAACTATGTGATGCATTATGTTGTATTGTTAAATCTTGTGTGTTACCAAATGTTGCTTTAGCATTGTCGTTAAACTCTAGTCTATCACTTGCACTTGTCCAACCTGCGTTAGCACTTGCACCTGTTAGTGTTAAGTTTCCTCCAATGGTAACATTATTTGGTAATCCTACTGTTACTGTATTATCTGTAACGGCAGTTTCAATCTCATTCGCAGTACCAAGTATTGCTAAAGTATCTGTACCTACTGCTACTGTATCTGTTGTACTTCCATCACCAATTGTTAAAGAACTACTAAATCCTGATATAGCAGTATCAACATAGGCTTTAGTAGCCGCGTGTTGGGCCGCTGTTGGATCTACTACATTAATAATTTTTTGTGTGTTTGCATCTACATCTGTCGTTGGAGTAAATGCAACGTCAATTGTATTGTTACCAGTATTTTGTGTAACTGCAATTATAGTATCAGTAGAACGTATTGTATTAAATTCTAAATCGATACCTACTTTTTGTTTGAATAAACTTCTACCAGTTCCAATGTTTGAAACTGTGTTTGCTTCACCACCTGCCGCACCCGGTGCCGCCGCTGGTTTAAATTTTGTTCCGTCCCAAGTTAAAACATCACTAACACTTGGAACCGCAGTAGTTGTATCAACGTCACTTAATCCGTTAATTGATGTTGCCGCAATTCTTGTATCTACTAAACTATTTGAGAAGTATAAATTTGTGCTACCTTGTGTTAAATCATCTGTGGTTTTTGCAGTAAGTCTAGTATCAAAACGTGCATCAGTATAATATAAATTTGTATTTTCTGTAATTTGTGCAGTAGTAAGTGTAACGTTTCCTGAAAGCCCATTAACCGCAGAAACATTGGTAGTTTCTATAGTTGTAAGTCTAGAATCTATATCCGTAAAGTTGCCGTCTAACTCGTCAAAAGTTAGCGGTATTGCTTTATTGCTACGAAGTACTATTGCCATTTTGTTTTATAATCCTGCTTCTTATATGTTTATTTATTCGTTAATTTGGACGTAGTTATCGTCTACATAGCCACTTGCTATATATCTTCCACTTTGATCAAAAGTTACACCAACAAGTGGTACTGTTCCTTGACATTCAGTTAAAAATTTAGCCTGATTAGACGTTTGATCCTGGATTGTATTAGTATCACCGTATGTGTACCACACTTTACTATGCCCGTCTACTATCTCTTGACGTTCACTAACATCAATAACTTGATCAGTTTCATAATGTCTAAATGCTCTTGCTGTTCCCATTGTTCCTCTGTGGATATTTTTTAATTTATTTCCATCAATTTCCCAATAAACAATACGTTCTCCTGCAATCCAAATTACACCTGGAATATTGGCATTTAAGTTTGGTGTTGCTAATTTACTTGCATCTACTACTGAAATTTCTTTATCTGTTCTTAATAAATCTGTTGCTAGTGCAGTTGTGTTATCTTCACACAACCTGTAGTAACGAACTTGTCCTAGTATGTCTTGCCATACTTTCCAAGAAACTCTTTGCTTAATAATGTTTTCACTAAATTGTGATATTACAATGATATCTGTGTTACCAATATTAGTTGTTAGTTTAAGTTTACCATCTTCAATTTCGTAATCTTGTTCTACACTTAAACGTACACCGTTTTTACTAACCCAAAGATAATTTGCATTACTTGGAGTTCTATAGAGTGTGTAAGTCGGTGTATTAATAATTTGTGTTGTTGCAACATCAAATGAAGTTGATCCGTCAAACGGTGCACTATCAAAACCATTTGCTAATATAACTGCTGAAGCAGATGCACCTTTAAATGTTTGCGTTGTCATATCTAATACATTGTGGCTACTAAATGTTGTTACATTTAATTTAAATCCACTTGTAATAGTTAATCCACTTGCTAGTGTAATGTTTGTACTTGAAACTGTGTACTCGGCGTTTGTATTATCACCTATTGCAATTTTGGAACCACTTGATGGAGCAGAAGAAAATTGAACTTCCTTCGTACCCGAATTGTCAACGAGTGTCCAACCTGAGTTAGATACTCCATCAATAAACACTGAAACGTCTGATGCTGTTATAGTTGCGTGGTCTATATCAGCAACGTCAGTTAAAGCAAAGTTAGTTAAAGTCCCGTCACCAGTTGCGTATGTGTATACCGCAGGACGTAAACGTTCCTCTGCTAGTTCTACATAAATTTTAGCATCAACTGGACCTTCGTATAAAGGTTCGTTTGCGAGAGTAAAAGTCCTCGTACTACCATCCATAGTAAAGATCTCTTGCCCAATGTGGCTATACGCAATCCTTACACTTGGATCCAAATTGAATACAAATATATGTATGTGGTCACCCACTGTCGGTTTATAACCGCCTGTGAATTCTAATTCTGCTCTGCTATTAATATTGTTAATTTGGTTATCTTTTTTAACTCCATTAACTAATACTAATGCCTGTTGAGCAATACTTGAACTAATTGGAAGATTGTATTTTGCGTCAACACCATCTCCAGTTAGTACATAATCTAAAATCATATTTTCACCACTGTTGCCTAAACTAACAATGTCGATAATATCTCCAACAACAGGAGCAACATTAAACACAACTTCGAAAGTTGTAAAATCAAGTGTATACTCATCTGGCTGTACCTTACCAGTCTGTGTTGTATAAATTAATAAGTTCATATTGTGATGTCCGTCACTAGTTCTAAAACTAAATCTTGTTTTGTTACCATCACCTGTATGTTTAATAACATCTATTCTTGGGCTTAATCCATCGGTACCACCATATTCACTTGTAGGTGTTTGATAAATTTCCATATCTAAACTATCAAACACTCTACCAGGAACAAACTCTTCTGGTGCGTGTGAATTGTATTGGTCTACAAACTTGCCGCCAACTATGTTAATGTCTTCTGGTCTTGTGCCTAATAATGAATCTCCAAACCTACTGCTAATATGTGTATCAGCAACTCCACTTATCATTGGAACACCTTCAGCACCAATCTCAAAGTTATCAAATGGAGAGTCATCAAATCCTGCACGATCCATACCAGGCTGTTTATCAAATCCTGGTCCTAATATTTTATTACCAGGATAGTCAATACCATAAAACAAGTTTTCTAATTCTTTAGCAGGTTGAATATCTGTTGGTTGGTAATATGCAATAGTTCTGTCCATTGCGTTTGCAAAAGTTTCATCAGCAATTACTGTTAAACTATCACTAGTAAATGTTGTTCCACTAGTAAAGTTCTCATCGGCTGTATATACTTCTCCTTGGTATGTAATTTTATTACCTGTAGTATATGATGTATTTGCTTGCCATTCTATAATCTCTGAAGTATATTTGATTCTATCAAACTTCATTGTAGTGTCTATAGAACGTGCTTTTAAATTTTCTAATTGTGCATATCCAAGTGCAGTAGTACCAGTACTAGTTGCAATTGATACATTAGGTGTACTAACATAACCTGTACCTTTATTTGTAATTTCAATACCTGTAACTACACCGGATTCTACTGTTGCTGTTGCTTTAGCACCAGATCCACCGCCACCAGTAATTGTTACTGCTGGAACAAAGTTATATCCTGTTCCACCATTAGTTACTGCTACACTGCCAATAGAATGTTTATAGTTATCGTTCCAAGGCTTATTAAATCCTGTTGACAGTCTTACTGAATCTTCACTATCACTGCCATCTGGTTTTCTATAATAACCTAAGTTAGAATCAAAATAACTATTGATATCAAAATCAGTTAAGTCACCTGTCCACGGATCAGTTTTATTATAGTTTGAAATATATTCTCTAATCTTAGTTCTGTAAGGTTTTGCTTCTGCAATAAACTCACTAACATATGTTTGATTATCTTTACGGTAATATGGTAAATCATCTAAGGCTCTAATTTTATGATTAACACCAATGAATGATGTTTTAAATAACCAATCAATAAATGGTTGTTCATCTAATACATAATACAACATTGTAAATATTGTATTGTTTGCCGACAGAGCCATATCATCAATTAAAATTTTATTTAAAATTGTTTCAACAATTTTTCTTGTTTCAATTTGTGGCTCTTGGTCAAATAATTGGAAGTCAAAAACTTCAGTGGCAAAACCATAACGTGTAGAAGTGTAATTCCAAATACCTTCGCTAATTTGTATAGTTGCGTTTTTAATACCTACAGTTGTATACTCAGTTCCGTTCCAATATAGTAACTCCCAGTTACCACCATTTTCTACTTTAACTGTTTGTCCTACTGTAGGCGTTACATCAACTAAATCTTTTTTAAGTGCAATACTATAATCAATATAAGTGTCTGCACTAAAGTTTGTTTCATACCAGTCAGTGTATGACCAATAGTTACTAACGTCGTAGCCTTGTAACTTACCAAGTACCCAAGTATTATCTGCTCTTTTAGAATATATACTCCATCTATTTTGTACAGTTGTATCTGTGCCAACAAGCACTTTATATCCTACTGGTTTTTCTTTAATACGAACATAACTTAATTCTGTATTGTTGGAAACTCTTTGATCCCAGTCGCCACTTGCTTGTTTAGGTTCTGGATCTTTTGCTAATAAATCAGTAATGTCTTTAGTTAATGTAATGGTATTTTTAGCCATTACTGTATTAACCGTTGTTAAAAATTCTTTTAATGCAGACATTCTATTAATGAATAAACTTTGTCTTGGTCTAAATTGAATACCGTATTGCTCACTTGCACTTAATGTAGGATCTGGTACACTATTACCATAACTGTCTGCACCTACTAAACTATCTATTAACTTTCTTTTAAAGTTAGTAGGTAATGTAGCATCAGCAACATTCTCTTTTATTAGTGCCCATTCATTGTGAATTATTTTATCGTTTTTAGTTTTATCATAATCGATAACTAAAACAGTTCCAGTATTTTTTAATTCTGATGCAAAGTTATATAATGAAACATCACTTGAACCTGTAAATGCAACATACTTTAATTCAGCAGTTGTAGGATCGATTAATATATCTGTAACATCTTTAATACTTTTTGTTTTGTTCTTGGCTAAATCTAAAACATTTTTAACCCAGAAGAAATATCTATTTTTAACAACTGTACCTTGTATTTTAGAAACTGTTGTATACAGGCTTGTACTATAAACTGTTCCAGAACCTTCGTATGCACTTGGAACCTTATCGCTTTCAACCCACTGGTAAACATTTATACTACTTCCAGGAAATACACTTCCCCAGAAACTACTTCTATATGCCCAGTCACCTTGTTCAGCATAAACATATTTTACTGTTGATAGATCCCACCAAATTTTTCCTACTTGATCCGGTCCCCAAGTATGAGCACCTTCGATGGCATATGTTGCCGGATCCCATAATGTTTTGTAATCAATATTTTCATCTGCTATACCTGGGATCTTTCCTTTAATAGGATCGACCCAGTCATAATAATTAATAACTTCGTTTTTAATTTTATCGTAACTAAACACACGATTAATTTTTGTTATATCTACTAATTGTTGCTCTTGTTCATGAGTAACAAATATATCTTTTGCAGAACAGTAATGTGCAACTTGACCTGAATCAATAATGCTTCCTGACTTATCGTCATTAGGCATACCAATATAAATGTCATTACTGTCTAGTACTTGTAAAGCACTACCGAATAAATCATCAGCATCTATATTTGTGTTTGTAAATTTTTGTGTTTGTATGTAACTTGTATCTAACTCTTGATACGCATAAACATTACCACCACGTTTTGTTGCATCGGCAAAGTGTGTACTGCTACTATCAAAATCTGTACCTTGTGTATCAAAAGACATCTGTGCGTTATATGTACTTGTAGGCGCACCTACAACTAAAACTTTACCAGTTGTATCGATTGCAATCGATTTACCAAATTCTTGTCCATCAGTTTTAGCATTTTGTACAATATTTTGTACATTACCAAATTGGTCGCCAATAACATTCGCAAATAAGTTACCTGAAATATCTACAATAATAAGTTCGTTATCTTTGTCTGCAGATGTAATAGTTAATTTATTATTACTAGCAGAAGCAGATATATTTGTTATACTTGCATTATTAATTTGTGTTGCAATGTCTTCTACATTTTTAGTATTAACACTTACTGTAGTTCCGTTAATTACTATTGAACCTGATGTAGTAGTTGTGTACTCAGGCCCAGTGTGCGACTTCGTAGGACCGCTTACGAGCCCTATTTTTGTAACAAGTCCACTTGCTCTTTCAAATCTATTACAACCTGGAGCACCTGCAAATAATTTTGTAAATGTATTATTACAAGCAACACTTTCACCATAACGTCCATCAACATTATTAAGTGTAGTTGTTATTTTTTGTGTTTTAGAATATCCAGTTGAATTATATTTACTGTATACATACACTGCACCTTCGTTAGAATATGTAGTGTTTTCTGCTGGAGCACCAATAATAATATTGTCGCCTGTTTTATCTGTATCAATTGCAAAACCGAATTCAGTACTTGCTGTTCCATTAATTGTTGCTTTTAATTCCCAACCAGGTCCTGACTTAACTCTAATTTCTGCACTTGTGGCTGGTGCTGTTGTAAATGTAATAGTTGTTCCTGATACAGTAACATCTTCGTGTTGTATTTGTACAACACCATCTACAGTAACAATACTTGCTTCTGCGTTTGCTGTTGTTGTGAATGCTGTTGTTGTGTTATCGCCGGTAAACGAATCTGTAGTTGTAAACGTATCTGTGTCTGTTGCTCTTTTAAACACATAAACTTTATCCACACCTGGAGCACCTGCAACTAATGTACTTCCGTCTTTACTAAATTTAACATTTAGTTTTGAAGTACCTGTTATACTTGGCGGTGCCCAAGCAAAAGAAACATTATACTGATTTCCTTCTTGATAATAAATGTGTAAGTTACCTTCTGGACAGCCTACACTTGTTTTACTACCTACTGCAAATTTATTATCTTTAATATCTATGCTGTGTCCAAACCCTGCGAATCTATTGTCTTGTGCTGGACTAATAACTTTTGCTTCTGCTAAATCACCTTGTCCATTTGGAATGTACACAACTAATTTTCCATATGCATCGTAGTCTGCATAACCAAATACACCTAATGACTTATCTTGATTAATAGCAATACTATTACCCATTTTACCATTAGTGTATGCATAGTTGTTTGGTATTAAACTTGTTTTTGCTTTATATTCGTTTAATTTTTGGAATACTTTCCAGCCATTGTCTGAAACTTTATCAACAAAAACTTTGTCGTTAAGTTTCCAGCCATTAACAGGAGTGTATCCTAATAAGTCACTACTAGTTTTGTATCTAATACTTCTGAACTTAAGAATAGTTGCTTCACCTGAAACATCTAAAGCATCTGATTGTTCATTAGTTTCAAAACTTTTTAATCCAGTAGTTCTTAAAACTTTGTGTACACCGTTTGCCGCACCAAATCCTTTAATAACAATTAAGTCATCTTTTAGTATATCGTGGTGTTCTTTAGTTGTCCAAAGTATTGTATTATTATCACTTGCTTGTGCAGTTAATACAACATCTTTTGTTATGTCTAAGTAGTAGAAATTCCAATCTAAGTTTTCATCATTAGCAACGTATAAATGATATCCGATACTCATATTAGAAACACTGTTGTTTAAATTTTCATAAGAAGAAATATTAAACAGTGTAGCATCTGCATCTGTAATTTTAGCATAGCCTGTATAAGGTAGTACATCACCTTGTAATCCTATTGTTGTATTTGTAGGAATCCAATTAGGTGTAATTTCCGGTGGTGCTTTATAAAAATCTTCTGTTAAGACATTTTTAACACCTTCTAATTTATTTTCAATACTATCAATTGAGTGTAATACTGTTGGGTTACCATTAATGTCATCGTTCTTAAGTTCTAACTCTACACGTTTGTTAATATCTAGTCCGCCATATTCGCCAACACGAACTGCCCATTCTTCATACATATCAATATTTGAAGTAGTGTTATCGAGTTTGGCACGAAGTAACTTATCAATTGCGTTGCTTGTGCCTTTCTCTTTAATCATACCTTGATAGAATTTAACTTGTGAAGTATCATCTAATCCAAGGTTTTCTAAATAATTTCTGCTTTGATATCCAATAACACTCTTACCAAATTTGTCTGCACTACTTTCTAAGTTCACAGTATCGACATCGTAATAACTTTCAAAATCGCCACCTAGTGTGTCCCAGTTAGGAAGTAATCCTAATTTGAAACTATCAGTTGGTGTCCACTTATCAAAGTCAAATGTTAACCCACTAGTATGCGTTTCACTTGCAGTATACAACTTGTCGTTGTTTTTAATAATTTCGCCTTTTGCGTAATCTGTATTTTGTATCCATAGGTCAACTTTACCTTGGTTAAGAACAAATCCTTGAGCTGTTAAACTGCCATCCCAGTCACTTGTTCTCCAACCAACAAGTTTTAATCTGTTTTGTCTATTACCTAATTCTGGTTGGTATATAATATCGTTAAAGATTGTACTATTATTAAGAACAAGTGTGTGTTCGTATTGAACTGTTTTAATGTTAGCAAAATACAGTCCGCCTACAGTTGCTTCAGGTGTAACTTCGAACTCACCATCTTCTCTTGTAGTTTTAAATTTGTCTACAGTTAAGTTTTCAAAACTTTGATTCATTATAGATTTACCATTGTAATGATTAACTAAACTATCAACCATACTATCTGCTCTTCTAAATGTAAGTCTGTTTGCACTTGGACTTAATGTGATAACTGCATCAGTTCCCCACTTTTGTTGAACCCAATATCCAAATTCTTTACCTGCCATTGTCCAGTTAGCAACTTCAATACCACCAGCCATTTGTTCGCTGTTGTTTGCAAAATCATATCCTAATGATGTTAGATATCTACCGTAACTAACTAAAAAGTCAAATACTTGTTGCGGTGTACTTAATTCTGTTCCGTATGGTACAGTTAATACTGAATCTTCTTTATCTTTGTATTCAATAAACCTTTGATCTAAAACTTGGTGTACATTAATGTTTCTAGATTGTCTACTTGGGATAACATTAAACACAGGATTCTGTGTGTCATATCCGTATATTGCATAACCACTATCAGTTTGCTGTACAATTACACCACTGTAAGGTGCACTTACAATAGGACTTGTTTTAGTAACAACTAGCTCATAATCCTCATCAGGGATCATAACGTTTTCACTAATTGCATTTGGACTTACTTGTTCAGCAAGTACTTTTAAGAATTTTTTATCTGTGTATCCACTTAATTTTACTGCAAGATTAATATCTACTCTATCAATAATATCTTTTAGTACACTAGGTGCTACACCTAAAAAGTTTAAATGATTAGCAACATAGAAACTGTATCCATTAATTACATTCTGATCAACTAACGGAGTTTCGAAATCACTTCTTTGTAACTGTTTGTTTGTAGTAACACTTACAATATTATTTGTAATTGGTGTTCTAATAACCTTGTCTGTATCAAAAAGTAAACTAAAATATTTTGCAGGTTTCATTACTGCGTTAGCAATTTGTTTCATAAACGGAAACTCACTAGACTTTTCCCAAGCCGCTTGAGCAGGACCGCCGTCTCCAACTGCCCACTTGTCGTTTAATTCAAATACAGTACTTCCTGTTGCTAATGATTTCCATGGACTAACTAGTGTTCCATTTTCATTAACAGGAATCATATCTAGTAAATCTGCTCTTTTATAAAGATTATTTACAGTATATGTTTGTGTTGTTGCGTCGTAAATTTTTCCATCACGTAGGTCTTCCCACATAACTCGGTTACCACTTGTATAAGGTGCAGGACCGTATTGCGTTTCCCACCAAGTTGGTTTAACATCTATACCTAACATTTCCCACGGATGTGTATGTGGTCTATCTGTATCGTAATAATGTTTGTAAATTTGTCTCCAGCCGCCTGGTAATAATTCGCCAGATATTTTATCTGCCATCTTATTATAGTTCCAAGTAAATTCATTACCACGCTCGTAACCATCGTGCGTACTCCAATCAATTCTATTTTTAATTGACCATTGTAAAAAATGTCTACTTAAAATTGACTGATATTCAGATCTACTATATCCAGTATCTCTCCAACGTCCAGGTTGTGTTTCGTGTATATTGAAAACATCTGGTTTGTATGTTGCTTTAATATTATTATAAATTCTTTTTTCTAATTCTAAGATAACATCATCTAAAACATCACCGTATGCTTTTGTTAAACTACCATCGTGTCCTTGAATAAAGTCGACGTTAGTTACATATGTATCGTCAGTATATTTAATTGGTTCGTATTTAGGATACATACCCATCTTACTAGGTGTAGGCGGGATATAATTTCCTATAGTATTATTGTAATCTACAATTTTAATAACAGTAGCCAATGCAGGTTCGTTAACCATTTCAATAGCAGGTCTTGTTGCATTGAAAGTGTAATCTTTGCCTAGTACCGCTTGTACTCCATTAATGTAAACTAATACCGAACGATTTGTATTTGTTTTTGGATTAAAGGTAGATCCCATTTGATAACTTTTGATTCTGTTATCTGTTACTGTGTATGTGTAATTCTTTTTATTTGTACCGTGTCCAACCATGTCGCTGTAGTAAAATGGAAAAGATGCACTTTTTGTACTATTAATACTTGCTAAAATTTTATCAACTGCTGTTGGTATATCTTCAAAGTCTAAGTCCAACGTTTCTGCCGCGGCAATAAACTTCTGTTTAAATTTTGTATATTCGTCTGAAGCATATTTTAATGCAGTTGTGACATTTAAATGATCTTCTTGTAAAAATATTCCAGGAAATACTAACCCACTTGAGTGATGTAAAATTTTACCTGCGTACTTTCCTGCATTGCCAATATCTCGTAAATTACCTGCTCCAGGATACACACCTGAAAATCCGTCAACAGTTTTAATAATTTCGCTAACGTGCGAACGCATTTGTCCTAACGTAATGTCGCTAAAGTTTTTATTAAAAGCGTTGTTACTTAAATTGTTTGGAACCTCATAATATCCAAATGATGTTTGGTTATCAGATAATACTTTAATTGTTATTTGTGTTGAAACTGTTGGTGCAGTTGTAAATTCGATAATATGTCTTCCACTATCTAGTTTATATTCCCAACCTGTTTTAATTTCTGTGCTATCTGTAAAAACAATAATTTCAGGTAGTTCTCCAACTGTTGGTGCAACACCTATTTCAAATTGTTTAGCAGTACCATTAGCAACGTATGTTACTACTTGATACTGTACACTTGGTGTATCAATCTTTTTCCAGCCATCAATGTAAGATACAGTTTTGTTACTATCTGTAACTTTAATAAACCCTGTGCTTACGTTTAATGTTGAACTTCCTGTTGTTGCTGTATATGTAAATGTGTCTAAACTATATTTGTTGTCGAATACAATATCACCTATATTACTAAAGTTTTTATACTTTAAGTTAATACCTAATTCAGGATCTAATGTTGTTCCTGATCCTTTACCATATGCAAACAAAGATGTTCCTGCAAAATTTGATGATTGGTAAGTAGTTTTATTAGTATAACTTTTACCATTGTTATCAAAGATGTCAAAAAGAGGTTCTTGGTTAACAAGTGTTTTTTGTTGACCTACTACCCAGTTTGTTCCGTTGAACCAATATGTTTTACCTTTTAATTTTTCACCATCTTTAGCAACAACTTGGTCGCCATTAACTAATGATGTTGTACTTGGAATTAGTTTTACTTCTGATGTTCCATCATTTTGAAAGTCCACCATACTAACTGTAAATATTTTATTTTTAACTTCTAAATCTGTATCAGCAGTAAAAATAACTTTCATTCCATTAGTTACTGCTTTACTATCAATAAAAAATGACGGGCCGTTGTTAATATTACTTAATGCATCAGTTGTAGTTGTATCAATTAAATCAACAGAACCTGAACTCATGTTACCTGAGTTTAATAATGCAAGGTCTTTTTTAAATTCTATGATAGGACGTTTTGCTCTATTGTCTTGGTCAATAACTGCACTTTCGTTGTTATATCCTGCAATAGTAGTAATAACATCTTTATGGTACCAGTTATTATTTCTGGCCCATGCGTTACTATCAGCACTACCTACAGAACTAACTATATAATCTTTTGTTTCGCTTGTTTCTAATTCGTATGCAACATGGTTGTCTTTTGGTACTAATCTAATTGATTCCCCAACACCGTCTACAATATATGTTTTGCTTCTGTAAGATATTGGACTTACCGTTGTATCAGTTTGTATATGCATACCATTAGAAAATACAACACCGTTAGGTGTAGTGTAATTCTTTTTACCAATAATATCAGTAGTAACATCAATAATTTTTGTAGTAGAATCTAATAATTTAATTTCACCATATTTGCTACTGTCTGTAGGATCAACATAATAAAATGTACTCATAGGTGCTGTAACGGCTGGTACTTCTAATAAAGTTGTACTATCAGATGATCTATAATATTCAAATGTACTAAAGTTTTCACCTTCTTGTATTTGTACTTTTTTATTAACTCCAATAAGTGTAACACCTTGCAAACTAATTGTTCCGCCACTTACTAAAATTCTAAATACTTGAAACTTCTCATCATTAGAAAATGTATTGGGCCATGCATTAGAAGTATTAACATCGGCATTGAAAATAACAGTTTTGTTTTCTAAATATAGTTGTCCGTCAATACCACCTGCATCCATTACAGTCTGTAAAGTTGCTCCGTTTAAACTTTCGTAAGTATATTCACTACATCTTAAATCAACATCAGAAACATTTACAACAGTTTTTGTAAAAAAGTTTTGGTCTGTTGATTGAGGTACATTAAATGTAATTGTACCAGTTGATGTTCCGTTATTAATAACTCCATAAACATCTCTTGTAGTTCTATTGAAACTAACTGCACTTTTACCTGTAGTCCCTAATTCTGTTTGTATCCAAAAAGGATTAGTTTGGTCTACTGCAAAAGTATAACTACCACCACGTACTAGATAGATAGTTGGATTTTTTGTAGTTCCGTATGTTGGTGTAACTGAATACTTTTTTGCAGTACTAGTTACTGTAAAATCTTGTGTTGTTGGAACTTCAGCCGCTGTAACGTTAGCAGTACCTGGTCCACTTGGTAACCAATAGTATTCGCCAAAGTTAATTAATTTATCATAATTAACAAAGCCGTCCCAATTATAATACTCTTGGTCAAACAGTCTACTATGTTTGTTTGTTTTTCCGCCTGCTTCTTTAATAGAATTAAGCAAGTCATCATATGTAATTAATGTTTGTACTTCTTTTTTAATATCTTTATATACAACACTTGGCTCTAATTGATAAGATGTTCTATATTGTCCAACTGTTGTTAAGTATGGATCTTTGATAGAATAACTTGGCCCAAAGCGTCTCCCAACATAACCATCTACTCTTTCTAAACTTTTAGAATTAAGTAACTGGTCAAGTGTTGAATGTAAGAACTTTTTGTTCTTATCTGTTTGTAACCACTTGGGTAGGAAGGATGCGGATTTACGTTTTGCCATTAATAGCCAGAGCCTCCAGAACTAGTTGTATTAGTTGTACTTTGTGAAATGCTCGATGTTGTTGCTGTTCCAGTGTTAACTGTTCCAGTTGCTTTAATACCTGCGGCTGTAATTGCATCAATGATTGTAACATCATTAACTGTTGCCGCATTGGCAAATATTTCATCATGCTCACAACTTATTTGATATAAACTACCAAACCCTTGTGAACTGTCATTAGGAACTAGTACTACACTGTTTAAGTACGGTGTAAGAGCTGAATGCAAGTATGCACTTAACTCTGAGAAATAAAATGTTTCTCCGAAGTCCCAATTTGAAACTTCAAAATATTCGTTTAATGCCGCTACTAGTTTTGACTTGATTTCACTATCACTAATACTAAAGCCTGGATTCTTAACTACTTTAAATGTTGCTTGTAGGTTTGATGTTGCTTTTGTACCAAATAATGGTTTAAATTTTGCACTGTGTAGAACAAGTGCGTCACTTAATGTTTTATAGCCTTCTAGTGTACCAAACTGCGAACGTAAACTATTAACTGTTGGTTTAGTTGGCTCTGTTACAGTACTTGTTGTATCTGTAATGTATTGTGTATACGAGTCGCTATAATTTTTAGTTAATACAAATATATCAATAATATTACCTGGGCTCGGATCAATACGTCTGTCATTTGGTGCATTATGTGTATAATGAAATTTAAGTCCGGCTCTGCCTGTATATACTTTGTAGTCTAAACTTTCAACTAGTGATTTAACATTATTGTTTTCTGTTACTACATAAAATTTATTATCCGTTACTGCATACAATACTGAATTAGTAATTAAACTATTAATAACACTTTCAATATTTCCTTTTGTTGAGTAATCATGATTGATAACTGAATCTGCAACTGTAACATATTTGTTAAAATTATCATAATCTGTTTGACGTTTTAAGAATACAAACTTTCGTAAATTGTTTGCTAGTGTAGTTGCTTCATCACCTACTACTTCGTCAAATGCATTTGGATTATCAATAACACCGTCGTCATCGTTATCAGCAAACGTAACTAGGATTTTTGTATTGTCTTTGTATCCGTCTGTATCTGTTACAACGTCATAAACATTGAACGGAATATTTCTTACTAACGAAGTGTTTGCATCTGGTTTTGTATTAATACCTAAAACTTCAATATTATCTTTTTTACTTAATCCAGTTACTGGATCAAAAATCTTACTGGCTTTATCAAAGTAAAAACGTGTTTCTTCTACACTACTAAAGAAATATTCTAAACCTCTATATGCAACATTGTAAATTGCTCCATCAGTTGTAAATTTAATCAACCAACTTGCATCTTTGTTTGTGTTTGTTTTATCTTTTGCAAAGGCATTGTCAAATGTATTTGATACACTAATATCTCTATTAGAAATAGTGTACCAAGTTCCTGCTAGGTGATCAAAGCCTAATGCAAAATTTTTATATTGTTTAATATTTGTAAACAGTTCACTTTCAATCACTGAAGGTAAATCAGAAACAAATGTTGGTAGTACTTTTGAAACTACTGCACCTGTTGGTACATTTTCGTTCAAACTCACTGCTCCTACAAATGCAGTAACTTTACCGTCGTTAACACCAATACCATTGTTGTTGATGCTAATAACACCTGCATATGCTTTATCTGTACTTCCTTTATGATTTGCACTACCTGACATTAGTGTACCATTATCCATAAAGTGTTGATCTGCAGGTGCAGTAAATGTTACAAGTCCAGCATTTTTTAGATATTGTAAGTTATTACTACTTACACTGCCTACTTGTGCTACATTGTTTTCACTGTCGTTAAAGTAACCTGTACTTTTATTTGTTCCTACACTAACTCTTTGCCAAGTTGTATTAAGTGTACTAACGTCTACTTTACTAAAGTTTTTAAAATAAAAATGTTCCATTTCTTTACTTCTAAGAACTGGTTCAACTGTATTCCTAATTGCATCATAGATGTCATTATCATTAATCCAATTGAATGTTTTATTTTTTAAGAATTCGTTTTTATAAATTGCACCGTCATTAGAAAAAATGTTTGTACTAGAATATTTTCCAGTTACATCTTTAATATCTAAAAATCTACTAATACCACTGCTTGTTCTATTCACACTTTTACTTTTAATAATATTGTTAAAGTTTGTTAATGGAAAAATATTATAATCTTCGCCATTAACCATTCTATTTTGTGTATAGTATTGTTGTGGTGCTTTTAGTTTAATATCTTCAATTGTATCTCTTGCTGTTGCATTGTCGATAGTATATTGTAAACTTAAACCAACTGTTAAAGTTTCAACATTGCCCGTTCTACTTACATAAGGAATATCAATTTTAATTCCTCTAATATCATTAGGCTTAACTCTATATGTTCTTCCATTACTTACTCTGTGATAACTTCTAAAGTTACCAACCGGAATATCTGCAAATACGCCATCACCAAATAATAAATCAATTTGATCATTTGCTCTGCCGTTAATTGCATATAGTGAACGAACACTTTCACTTAAACTATTGTATATAACATTAGCACCTGTTACTGCTGGAACTTTTGTCCATTCTGTACTAACGTTTCCGTTATTGTCTAAATTAAATAACCAAACATCATCATTATTAATTCCGTTTTTATCAACTTCAACAATACGATTACTTAATGCGTTTTGTAAATTAAATTCTACAGTTTCTAATGCACCTTGTTTAAAGTATACAAAGAAACCTGTGTTACTTGAACTTGCACCTTTACCATCTTGTCTATAAAACATATTAAATGTGTTACCTGGTTTAGGACTTTGTTCGTAAATAAATTCTTTATTTTGGAATGTTCCATTAACAACTTCAAACTTCATACTTTCTCCTGCCACATCAGCAGTGAATGGCAATACTGGAATAGTATTCGGTAAAGTGTTAATTTCGTATAATTCTGTTTTGATATCGCTTAATGTTTTAGTTAATGCAGGATTTCCAAAACTTTGAGCACTTGACATTGCCGCATTCATTATTACTGCAAAATGTTCTAAGTAATCTGGGTTTGTACTATCATTGTATACAATGAAACTATCTGATAAGTTGCGTCCTGAACTATCATAAACATCTTCAGTTGTTTGTATGTTAGCAATTTTTAACATACCTCTTGCTGGCTGATTTCTTTTAGGTTGATAACTTAAAAGTTTTGCCAAACGTAATACACTGTCTCTTCTTTGTGCTGTCTCTAAAAAGTTTTCTCTAGAATTTAGATCTTGTCTAAATGCTAAACTTTGCCCAAAGTATGCAATCAAGTCCATTAGAGCTACAAACTCTGAACTTTCAATGTAATCGTTAAAATCTTCTGGGTAATTGTTGCGTAGGTACTGAACCATTGTCGAACGCAAAGTTTCATAGTCATAAGACTGGAAGTCTGCATCACGGAATGTCTGATAGATTTTAGTCCAATCTTCAGATACAAATAGACTATTTTGTCGCTTACTGGTGCTCATTTTTTAATATCCACGCTTTATTAATAGTATTTATTCGTATTATAAACTGGGTATATTATACTTGAACTGCTGAAGTGGAACGTTGGTCAAAATTGACTTTCATTGTTTCTACTTCATTAGTTTCTGCATATACCAAGTCTAGTGCTACGGATAAACCATGTTCATATTCAGCAACATCAATATCTCTTAATACTACTCTAGGATCCTTAGCCACAATTTCCTGGAGGTTTTCAATTATATTAAATTTAGCATTATCAGTGAATGGGTCGAACAAATATTGCCACACTAAACAACCAAATGTCGGTTGCATAACTCTTTCACCCTGTCTTGTATTAAAATGATTTAACAAGTCAGCACGAACTAGAGCAGTGTCTACAACTTCTGTACCACTAAAATTTCTACCTACTGATGAATAACCTTTATATATTGCCATATTAGTATTTACCTACTTTAAATTCCACACATTTGTAGAGCGCCTTGACGCTCATATGTAAATCTATTTGCCACACTTTGTTTAACTTTTGCTGTAGAACTAGCAAAGTATTTGTTAACGTTGTCTCTTTCATCAAAGATTGCGTTAATAATATCATCATCTGTTGGATTTGCTCCTGCATTGGCTATTCCTAGTGTAGGTATTCTACTACCAGGACCATGTTGTACAGATATACTCCATACTGCGTCTTGTAGCCCGTTACAATGCGTTCCATCACATATGTCTATGCCAGTATCGTTTTTAATTTTTTTAACTAATTTATCATAATGTGTTACTTGTATAAAGTCATGTTGTGCTTGTTTAAATTGTGGATCTGCGGCTAACGATACCCAAGTATTTTTAAATGCTGTTGTTCCGTTTGTTGCACCAGTATTTCCACCTGCACTTTGTAATTGACTATACATATCTGTATACTGCTTCATATATGAAAGGAAACTATTCATAGTTCCTACTTTTGTTGCAATTTGATATGTACCATAACTGTAACCACCTGTTCTATCTCTACCTATTGCGGCAGGATCTCCGTTACTCTCGTACCTTTCAGATAATGTTCCAATATCTGTTCTTGTACAAAGGCTTGGTTCGCCTGGAGTAAACTCTACACCTGCATTAACAAACGGACCTCCATCTACTCTAGGAGCAATAGCGCCACCACCTGGTGTGTTGGATTCTGCTCTATCTGGTTGATCAGTAATTGGTGTTTGTGTTGGTTGGTCTTCTAATTCAAAAGCAATAGTTGTTGGACTTAATGCTCTTGCAGTTGGAAAGCCAACGAATATAGTTCCACTTCCGCTTGACGCTGGTGTACTAACGTGACCAGGTACAGGATCAGCCGCACCAGGATCACCATTTCTAATAACTAACTTACCTTCAACATAAACTCCATTTGCTTGTGAACTTAATGCTCCACCGCCATGTGAGTTTTCATCTGGTTCTACAGAAACTAATAATCCGTCTGCTGTAACTGTACTTTGATTAGATACAACTGTTGTTGCTCCACAACTTCTGTCATCACTGTGTCTGTGAATTGCAATTCCCATTATGAATCATCTTTCCCTGCATTCTTTTCTTCATGTAATGTCCAAGGTTCGTGTTGTGGTACACGTTTTGAAATATATGCTTTAGGTTGTCCAGCAGTACCTGTCGAGTCTACTGTTGGTAATTCTTGTGTTGGTATCCGTGCTGATTGACTTGCCGCTGTACCACCATTCATATGAATTGCTGTTGCAGTTTCTAAATGACTTGTACCTGAATTAATATGTGATGTTGCACCTGAAGTAATTTTTGTATCTCCTTGTGCTACTGAATTTAAATTATTAGTATCTAAATTTATATCAGTCATTGATTTAATGTTTACACTTTCGCCTGCTTCAAGATTAATATTTTTATCTGCTGTCATATTAATATTATTTGCAGTACGAATACTAATACTATCTTCACTATAAACATCTATCTTACCATGCTCTGATAATTCTATCCATGCTTTACCATTGTTAGTTCCAATATACATTAAATTGTTTGTATCATCCATTAAGATTTGATGACCTGTGCTTGTACGCAAACGAACTAATTTACTATCACCATTAACATCTCCGTCATCTAAAACAAGACTATGTCCTGGCATACGTTTTCTAATTTCTAAATCTTCAGTAGTTGCTTCGCCTGATTGCATTCTTGATTTTAATGCACTATCGGTAGCAGGATCTTTATCTCCTCTACCTGGTGTACTAATTCCAAACACTGCACTATTGTTTTCTCTTTGCGGTGTACTAAAACTTTGTCCTCTAATAGTATCTCCTAGAAGACCTTGTCCTTTTAAAATTCTTGCTAGTTCAATGTTAACTGGTCTGTAAATTTGATGAGTTTGTTTTGTATCTCTTTCAACTTTAGTATTAAATTCTGTTACAGGTAAAAAATGTTCATCGGGGTTATATCCTGGAAACTCTGTTTCTACTTCTGCTGTTTTAACCCATTTTTTACTACTAGCCAAGCCAGGTGTCATATGATTTGCAACATCATCGATAATTGATCCTATTACAACTCCGTTATTCTTTTGTCCTTGAATAAAGATAACAAGTACTTTACTTTCAGGATCAGGCAATGTTGCCCACATACCATAACTGTATACTCCTGAACTTTCTTGTTTATCTAATAATTTCTTATCCGTTGTTCCTAAGAATGGACTCATATATTTTACAGGTGTCCAACTTCTAGGATCGGTTGGTATACCACCTAATGCAGGAATATAAACATCCATACGTCCAGTTCGTCTTGTGTCATTGTTATTTTTAACATAGGCTTCGTAAGGACCAGGATCGACAATAGCGCCTTTTTTATTAACGTCTAAGTCTGGATTAATTTTATTAATGTATTGTTGGAATGTTGGCATTACTCTACTATCTCTCCTTCAGCACCTTCGTTAAAAGAGTCATTTAAAAATTTATCAGCAGTGTTAACTACTTCTTCAACTGGTGCTGGTGTAACTACTGTACCAGGTTTAGGATTCCATTCTTGTCCTACTGCCTCAGGTCCATCTGTTGTATTGACATCCATATTAGATAGTTGTCCTCTTTCATCTGCTGTTGTGTAATTATTAGGTGTATATTCATATGCACTAGCACTTTTATAATTACCCATACTACTTAATGCGTTTCGTTGTTCACCTGTTAACCCTGTGCCAATTGTATTACTTTTAACATCAACCTTTTTCTTTGTCGCTGTTCTCATAATAGCATCTTGGTATACTTCTGTTCTTTCAGTTGATGTTTTTTCTTTTTTATCAATAGTGTTAAGTGGTTGCTTACGTTCTCTTACACATTCTAAATTTTGTGTAAACTGTCCGTTACTAAAGTTACTTGTTACTTTAATTACTTTATATTCTCCGCTAATACTCGGTGTGTTAACACTTGTCTTTCCAGTTTCATCAATATTAAAACCTTTCATAAGTCCTGTACTTGCATCTAAATCAGTTGGGTTTCTAAACTTAATGTATATGTGCCATTCTTTATCTGTATTTAAACTTCCGTCTGGCAAACGATAATCTAAATTATCTTGCACTAATACACTTCTAAAATCTTTTGTTTGTATGTAACTCATATCGCCTACAATACGCATATTCATTTGTAATAAGTCAGCACCTGTATCAAATACATTTTGCATAAAGTTATCGATGGTTACACTTTTATGACTTGAACTTGGATCATTAATATCATTACTTGTTGCTGTTTGTGTTACAACATTTCTAACATAAGGTGTCCATCTTGCAAGAGGATCATTTCCTGCTTTTGCAGTTTGTCCTTCGTGTATTGTTTCATTAAGTTTTGTCTGTGCTAATGGTGTGGCAAAAGATCCTGCTTTTTCCATTTGGTTATAAGTGTACGTTTGAAAATAAGCCGCATTAAAGTCAATATCAAAACTTAAGATATCTTGATTGTTTCCTGTAAAAAAGTAATCATAATATTTTGAAATATATTCAACTGGTTTTTGACCTAAGTTTTCAAAGTCTTTACCATGCATTTGATATTTTTTAATAACAAACGTAATAAATTTAGCATACATATTTCTAATTTTATCAAAAGGCCCTAATGTTATTCTAGGAACAATTCTATAAAAATCAATTGGCTTATCGTCGACGTCTTCGTAACCTTCAACACCACTATCTTTTTGCTTTTTTAAATCTGCACTAATCACCTGATCTGTCATATATTCTGATGAACGTAAGATACTATGTATTGTTTGAATAATACTAGTTCCTGCTCTAATACTATATGTTTTAGTTGTTTCATCAAATATAAAGTTTTCAGAAAAACGTTGTTGTGCAACTTTACCTGGATCACTTGTATTTGATGTTTTGGCTAAATCAACTGCTTCTTGTGTTACAATTTTAGAATTTGCAATGTCAGGATCTATTTCAAAAGAATAAATGTCTGGTACGCCTTTTAATTTTGCTTCTACATGGTCATCTTCTAATTTATTTAAATATCCTACTAAACCTTTTTCTAATTGTTTTACTGGAATCATTGGTTGATTGGGCGGACCGTTTGGTCTCATATCTCCATTGTCAACTCTTAATGCTACATTAAAAAAGTCATGTACTGTTTTTGCTTCAATTTGTATATCAACAGGAATAGTTGTTGCTGTTGATTGTACACCCATGCTGTTATATGGAACCGCAGTAACATCATAAGTTGTACCTTGTTCTGTAACTCCAAATTTAAAATCTGTAAATCTAATTGGAATATATCTTGTACGTTGTCCTATAGAGTTTCTAGATCCTACTGGTTTTCCAAAACTATCGTATCCTGTTATAAAAACTTTTAGTAAGTATGGCTGTTCAATATAATTGTATGATCCAAAATGATTCGCCGATAGTACAAGACTATTTAAAAGTGTCATACCGTATGGTTCTGTAATTTTAAAACTTAACCCTGTGTTAACTGCACCTTTGTTTTGACCGCCTGGACTAATAACACTATCAATTTCTAAATCGTCCATATAAAAATCATTAGTAAAGAACGGATTTCTCATACCGTAATTACCGCCACCTGATTTTATTAATAATCTTCCTGGGCTACTTTCTATTGTAAATTTAGGATCGTTTACAAAATTATTATAATCATCGTATGTTAAAATATATAACTCAAAGTTATAAGTGTACGACGCTAATCCGTGTAATATGTTTTTCTTTTCATTTTCATTTAATAATGTTTGTGATAATACTGGTTTTGCTTGATTATTATTAATGCTTGTTGCTGTTGCTTTAATTGTAGAACCAATGTTACCTAACGCACCACCTAAATTTTGTAAGCCTGCATCTTCTAAATTTTCTTTGAAAGCATTTATGTCAATGTTTGATTCTAAATTTATTCCTTGAACAGCCGCATTTATTGACTTGGTAGCATCATCAATAGGAAATACTGTGTCACCCGCTACTATCTGTGGAAACTCTCCTAGTTTAGGAAGTCCGTCTCCGAGATTTAATTCGTTTGCTACTCCTGAGATTTCGTTCTGTACCCAATTTCTGGCATCTTCTAATTTTGCAATTCCACTCGATACGATTTGATCACTATCACCAACAGTGATAGGTGTACCATCTTTGCTTCTTACCGGATCACCGAACTCATCATAGAGAGGAAAGTCAGCCATGTTATATTCCTAATTCGTTGAATAATCTATCTTGCTTGGGCAAGAAAATTGTAGTTCCTCTTTTCATATCCCAAATTGGATCTTTAATTTCGTTTGGATTTCTTGCGGCAAAGACCCACCATAATTTAGGATTGTCATATAAGTCATTTGCTAATAAGTCTGGTCTAAATTCATATGTTGCATTTATAATTAATTTTTGATCTGATGGGTAAGCACTAATTACTCTGCGATCTAACACATCTAAATAATTTCCAAATGTTTCTGTTTTATAGAAAGGACTGTCTGCATTATAATCTGCCATTAGATGTGTCCTCCTGTTACATTATTAATTAATGCACCTGCTGTTAATCGGTCTACACCAAATGACCTCATTTGTGCTCTGCTGTATACTGGAGTTAAACCAACGTTAATATCTAAACTTTTTGGCACTCTTGTTGTTTGTGCTTTTCCAGCCTGATCCATTCCGCCTGTTGGTATTGAAATATAATCAACATTGTTAGGCATAGTAATGGAAACTGTGTTTACTACTACTGGAACATTTGGTAACATATATTGACCATGTCCAGTTAATCTTAATACAGGTGGTGGATTACCTGCTAGAGCATCTGTATTACTAAACATTTTAGTAACTGCTCTTAAAAATGTTATAACTGCAAGTACATATTGTGCATCTTGCCCGTTCTCACTTACAAATTCTCCAAACATTGATATGTCACTCACATTACTTGCATTGTAATAATTTAAAGGATAATTACTATGTGTAGGACTACTACGACTATAATCTGCATTATGTTGGAATATAAGTTGTGGTGTATATGGAAAGATTATACCATTAGTATCAATTAATGGTCTTAACAAATAAGGAACATTGGCTTTTTGGTAGTGAATATTAGCACCCTGGGGTAGAGACAATCTTACTCTATGATCATCTTTGCTTTTACCGACTGCAGAACTTGAAGCCGCAATATCAGCCAATTTATCGTTAGGATTAGCACCTTTGTCAATGCCAGCACCTTTTAACCTAGCAGTTACCGGATCACCGTTAAATGCATCAGTAAATGCTCCTTTGGCTTTGGATAACATACCTGTAAAATCACTACTAAATTGGTCAATACCATCAGTGAATGCTTTACTGGCTCCGCCTATACTAAAGGCACCTGTTTGGGCTACCTTAGTAGTATTTGTTGCTTTAGCAGTATTGAAGCCTGGATTACCCGTTAATTGGATACCTGGCTTGTTCGGATCTTGGTCTGTAAATGTTGCCATAATAAATTTAATCTTTCCTCTTGATATTAGTATTTATCGAGTGTATAATATGAGTATATAATTTAAGGAATGAAAAACTATGGCAGTAAGAAATTACCTCAATAACAGAGATTTATTAATAGAAATTCATAAATCTAAGACAACTTTTGGTTCGTTTTTAGATGATGATGCTAAAATCTTTGATATTATTTTAACCTCAACAAAAGAAATTAAAAAAAGTACAATCGATCAAGCTCGTAAAAATAGAGCAGATAGAATACAAAAGAACGGATATAAAGAGAATACTATAAAAGGAAAAAAGATGGCAGACTTTGCCGTTGATCCTAAGTCATTTAAAAAACAAGAACTTGTATTTAGAATTATGTCATACGAGCATATACCGTTAGACCCGGAACGTAAAAAGAATCCTAAAACAGTTGCAGATCATCATGTTAAATTAAACTTTCCCTCATATCAACATTGGCGTTTTAATGAAGAAAACGATTTGATATGTTGTGGTAAGTCTCATTGGACAGGTGGTATGGATAACGGATACTTTAGTTTATCTGAAGGTAAAGTAACAAAGAAGTTAGCACATATGTATATGATGCTTTGTGAACGTTACAGTCATAGATATAACTGGAGAGGATACACATACGTTGATGAAATGCGAGGACAAGCATTATTACAATTAGCACAAATTGGTTTACAGTTTGACGAAAGTAAATCAGACAATCCTTTTGCATATTACACGGCGGCAATAACCAACAGTTTTACTAGGGTATTAAACATCGAAAAACGTAATCAAAATATTAGAGATGACATTTTAGAGATGAACGATTTAGCACCTAGTTTTACTAGACAACACGCCAACGATAGTGCGGCTGAACAAAAAAGAGTTCAAGCATTCAATGAGAAAACAAAGAAAAAGGCATAAATCTGGTTGACTTTGAGTATATCTTACAGTATTATAGTAAGTGTATGTAATTTAATTTAGGAAAAGCATGAGCAATCTATTCAAGAAAGCCATTGCCTTTACTGATATTCACTTTGGTAATAAGTCTAATAGTTTAGCACATAACGAAGATTGTGTAGACTTTGTAAAGTGGATAATCAAACAAGGTAAAGAAAAGAACTGCGAAACTTGTATGTTCTTAGGTGACTGGCATCACCAACGAGCTAGTATTAATGTTGCAACACTAAATCACAGTGTAGAAGCATTAACTTTACTCAGCAAAAACTTCGACCAAGTTATTTTTATTCCTGGCAACCACGACGAATACTATAGAGACAAAAGAGATTTCAATAGTATTACTTGGGCCAGACATATTCCAAATGTAAGACTTTTTAATGAGATCACTACAGAAGGTGATGTCGCAATAGTTCCATGGCTAGTAGGTGACGAATATAAGTCACTTAAAAAAATTGAAGCAAAATATATGTTAGGACATTTTGAACTTCCTAACTTTTATATGAATGCAATGGTACAAATGCCAGACCATGGAGAAATTAAACATTCGGACTTCAGAGGTGTTGAGCGAATGTTTACCGGTCACTTCCACAAGCGTCAAGAAGTAGGTAATATTACATACATCGGAAATGCTTTCCCACACAACTACAGTGACGCTTGGGATGATGATCGGGGAGCAATGATATTAGAATGGGGCGAGCCACACTATTATGTTAAGTGGGATAACGCACCTAAATACAAAGTATTAAAATTAAGTCAATTACTTGATAAGCCGGCAGAACTACTGCTACCTAAAACATATTGTCGAGTAAACTTAGATATCAATATTAGTTACGAAGAAGCAAACTTTATTAAAGAAACATTCTACGAACAATATGATGTAAGAGAAATTGCACTTATTCCACAAAAAGAAGTTGATACAAACTTTGATGAATCAGCAGAGATTAATTTTGAAAGTGTCGACAGTATTGTTATGAGTCAATTAAAATCTGTAGATTCAGAGTTATATGATCCAAAACTTTTAATGGAAATATACAGGAACCTTTAATTAATGTTTAAACTAAACAACTTAACTGTTAAGAATTTCATGAGTGTGGGTAACAGTACTCAGGCACTAGACTTTAACAGAAATGATTTAACACTTGTACTAGGAGAGAACTTGGACACTGGAGGAGGTGACCATGGTGCTAGGAATGGTACAGGTAAAACTACTATCATTAATGCATTAAGTTTTGCATTGTACGGAAATGCTTTAACAAATATTCGTAAAGATAATCTAGTAAACAAAACTAACGGCAAAAGTATGTTAGTTACTTGTGGATTTGAATATGGTGGAAAACAATATCGAGTAGAACGTGGCAGAAAGCCTAACGTACTAAAATTTTATGTAGATGGACAAGAACAAGAAGCATCAGATTCAGCACAAGGTGATAGTAGAGAAACACAAAAAGAAATAGAGATATTGTTGGGTATGAGCCATGAAATGTTTAAACACATTGTGGCACTGAATACATATACACAACCTTTCTTAAGTTTAAAACACAATGAACAAAGAGTTATTATCGAACAGTTGTTAGGTATAACATTATTAAGTGAAAAATCTGATCAACTAAAAGAACAGTTGCGTATTAATAAAGATTTAATTACACAAGAAGAATATAAAATTAAAGCAATTGGTGATGCTAATGAAAAAATTAGAGAACAGATTGACGCTCTTAAACGTAGAAGTAAGATGTGGTCAGATAAAAAGGTACAAGAATCTGGTCAATTACAAAAAGCATTAGATGATTTAACTCATGTTGATATCGATAACGAAATACAATCACACAACTTGCTAACAGAATATGTTGAAAAAGCAAGACAGTTTACAGATTTACAAGATCAACTTGCAAGACTTGTTAATGAATCAGATAGATATATTAAGAATCAAGCAAAATTAGAAAAAGAAGTTGAATCTTTAGAAGAGCATAAATGTTATGCTTGTGGACAAGAATTACATGATAATAAACATGAAGAAATACTTAAAGATAAAAAAGAATTATTAACTGAAGCAGTTTCTTTTATAGAAAACAGTAAAAAATCTGAAGAAGAACTGACATCTCAACTAGCAAGTATGGGAGATTTAGGCACAAAACCTGTTGTATTTTATGACAAAATTGAAGATGCTTACAACCACAGGTCTAGTTTAGAGCAGTTAAAAAGTGAATTAACCAGCCTTCAAGCACAGGAAGATCCATATCTGGAACAGATTCAAGAAATGGAAGAACATGGAATTGAAGAGGTTAAGTACGATACAGTAAACGAATTAACTAGAGTTAAGGATCATCAAGATTTCTTGTTGAAACTTTTAACTAGTAAAGATTCGTTTATTCGTAAACGTATTATAGACCAAAATCTAGCATTCCTTAACAAGCGTCTTGCTTATTATTTGGAACGTATTGGATTACCACATAGTGTTGTATTCCAAAATGATCTTACTGTAATAATTACGGAACTAGGACGGGAGTTAGATTTTGATAACCTAAGCAGAGGGGAACGTAACAGACTTATACTTTCTTTAAGTTGGGCGTTCAGAGATGTTTGGGAAAACTTATACCAGCCCATTAACTTGTTGTTTATTGATGAACTTGTTGACTCTGGTATGGATAGCTCAGGTGTAGAAAATAGTCTGGCTATACTTAAAAAAATCAGTAGAGAACGTAAGAAGTCTGTTTGGCTTGTGTCACACAGAGACGAACTCGCTGGTCGGGTTAATAACATTTTATCCGTTATTAAAGAAAACGGATTTACTAGTTATAATACTGACATTGACGTTGTATAGGAGAAAATAAAATGGCAATACATGACGACATCGTAGCACACTACGACAATTATCTTAAAGAAAACGAAGCATTTGAAACTAAAGGTGTAAAAGCCGCGGCGGCAAGAGCTCGTAAGGCTTTAGGAGAAATGGGCAAACTTGCAAAAGCAAGACGTGCCGAGATCCAAGAGAAAAAGAACAGTATGTAAATGATTTCTATTACAAGATTATCTAATAATTTTGAAATAGTTGATCTTATTACTGATACCCAGTTAGACAAAACAAAGTTAATGCGTTTTGCTTCTGGGTATCAGCAACTGTTCCGTAAACATAATCTAAAAAAAGGTGACAGAATTGGCCTTGCTCTGCAAGAAGACTTCCATCATCTTGCCTGTGTCTTCGCGGCAATTGATTATGGACTTATAATTGTTATAAGTGGTGAACATGAAATAACAGACAAATATATTTCTAGAAGACAAATAAAAGCATTTATATCACGGGGTGTACAACCTTGTACAGTTCATGCAACTAATGTTAATCATATTGAATTAACAGAAGACGTTACTGAATCAAACAAAGATTACATTATCGATCATTCTGATATTTTAGTAGAAGCATTAACAAGTGGTAGTACTGGAGAACCTAAGTGTATTCAACATACACATTTTAGTGTAGAAAGTGCAACAGAAAATAGCATAAAACATTATTGGAAAGAAGCAGACACTAGTTGGTTTTTCCATAACATTGTACATTTAGGTGTAAGCAGTGTTTACTTTTTTCCTGCATTGTTTTCTAGTAAAAGAATTATTTTACCTCCGTTAGATAATCCATATGATGAAGTATTACTGTCTAAGTATAAACCAGACATAATGTTAATATTTCCATCACATTACCAAGAGTATTCTAAACAAGGAATACATTTAAGAGATTTAAGTCACGTTAAGTGGGTACTAACAGGCGGAAGTGTAATAGACCGTTCTTTTATTAGACGCATGATAAAAAATCAAGGCGTAGAAAAAGTTGCAGTAATATATGGACTTACTGAATGTTTACCACCTTTAATACATAAAGTTGTTGACAAAGAAAATTTAGACTCGTATAATGTTAAAGAGATGGGTTACATCATCGACAGTACAGGAACATACGATATTAACAAAGATGAAATACTTACAATTAAAGGTAGTAATCATTTATGTAAAAGTATAAACGACAAACCTGTAGATACATTTATTACTCAAGATGTTGTAAGTGCAGGTAGTGATTCATTTTTCTTTGAAAAACGTAATAGCGATTTAATAAGAATAAATGATACATTAATAAATCCACAACAACTAGTACCAAATTGGTTAGATGGTTATTGTTGTGTCTTTAGTACTTCACAGACACACGTTGTAGTGGTTATGCATCACAAAAAAGTAAATGTAAAAGAGTTGATTCAGAAATTAACCGTTAACGGAATCAACCATGATAAATTAATTACGCCGATAAAACTTAATGTTCTCGGCAAACCAGATATCAATAAATTAAAGGGAATCTATGATAGGGCAAATAAGGGCACATCTTAAAGAAGCCGGCAAATCGTATTTCGCACATACAAAATTTGCAATCGTGGCTGGCTTAGACTTGATACTAACCGGTATCATCAGCATCATACACGGCATTGTTCCAACTCTGTTTCCTTTTTATGCAGAGAAAAAGATTGACGAATACCATCAAAAGGTGTTATTGTTAAACAAACATAGGAAGAAGAATGCCAAGCAAACAAAAAGCAAAAGGTAGTAATTGGGAAAGAGACGTTGCACGTTTCTTATCTGATCTATATCAGGAATCTTTTATTAGAGCACCTGGCTCAGGAGCCTATGTAGGCGGAACTAATACTGTCCGTAAAGAAGTATTACATGAAGGTCAAATACGTGGATTCAAAGGGGACATTGTTCCTGGACAATCATTTCCAAAATTTAATGCAGAATGCAAATCGTATAAAGACTTTCCATTTCATCAACTGTTAACTTCAGACAAAGTTCGTATGCTGGAAGACTGGCTGGACCAATTAATGGATGCGGCAGATGATGGTGACTTCAATATTTTAATAATGAAGTTTAACAACAAAGGCAAATTTGTAGCAACCCCCTCAACACATCAACTTAAAACAACACGACAATTCACATATCATTCCCCCAAGCACAACACATGGCTCATTACAGGCTTCGACGAATTTTGGCAAAGAAACGCAGACAGAGTTAAGACTCTGTGTGCATAGGCAAATCATTTAGCACATAAGGTTAGCGGGCCAGTTTAATATACCGCTGTGGAAAAACTTATAGAGATATAAGACACGCAACACACTATGAAACACGGCAGACCGTGAATGTCCATTCAAACAAATTGGGACGTGGATTGGTGTAGTACGAATGCTAACGTATGACAAACGCACATAACTCTTAAAAACTGTAACGATAGGAACGAGGTTACAGACTGCTAACGCAGGATCAGTATAGGTTGGGAAAGGCTAGAGCCCATAGAGTTGCGATAAAATACCTATTTCCAATAAAGTCTGGCTGGGGCGAACTCACATGAAGACAGGACGGAACCTTAAAAGTGGTTCCGTCTGACTGAAACAATCTACATGATGACTATCGCTTCGCTCTTAACTTATATGTATTTCTAATTAAAAATAAACAACGAACGAAAGTGAAGTTGTTAGATGTACGAAGTACATCTTTTAATGTGAATCTATTATAAGATAGGTAATCCAGTTTTATTAACTGTTTTAATATTCTCTTCGATAATATCGGCTATGTGTTTAGTGTCAGATCTCGACAACATATAAGCCTGATCTAAATTAATACCACCACGCATATACCATACGATTCGAGTAAGTTCTTTTTTTATAATTTGGGCTTCTTTGTCGTAGTCTTTAACCATCTGTGCAATTTCTTCGTTGGCGAGACTCAGAAGCCTTATACGAAAAAATTTGCGTTATCGAATAATATTGGAGTCGACAACTCCGTTTCACAGTTAGAACACTTACCTTCAAATTGTTTAAAACTGTTTTTATCTCTTTGTTGGTCTAGGTGATCTTGTACCGCTTTAAAAGTTTTTCTATCAACGTTTGATACAAACTCTGCAATATGATTTGGATCCTCTACAACAACTCCATTAGACATTTCAATTTTACAAATTGTTTTTCCAATTAACCCTACTGTTAAGGCAGTAAGTCTTAAAAATGCATCTTGAAATAATTCACGCTTCTTTTCATCGTCAATAGTTTCATTATTAACAATTTTCATAATTTTTGATTCTTCAAAATTACGCAAACTTTCAGCATTAATTTCTTTATAGTTTAATGGTTGAAATGTAATTTTTAAATCACCTACTTCAAGTAAGTCGTCAAATTTCCAATTTTTAGTTTCATCCATTAAATGTGTTAAGTCAATTCCAAAATCATTTTTGGTTTGACATTTAGGACAGCCGATGGTAATATCCATTTGCTCTCCATAAGTTGCAATACGAACGGCTATTAATAATGCGTCCATGTCGATACTAGGAACTTGCCAAGGATCCGAGATCGCTGGTACACAACTTCTTATTACTTCAACAGTACTAGCACCGTTGAGTAATGCATCTGGCGTTTTTAGGACTAACTCGTCCCTAGCAGTCATTGGGTAAATCCCAAGTTCGCCGTTAGGTGGCAAGTCTAAAACACCTTGTTTATAGTACTTTCCTTGACTAGGTAGTGCAATATAAACTTCTGGTTTACGAAAATATCCCACTAAAGGGTTTTGATTGTTTTCCATGTTTTTGACTCCGATAAATAACTATATAAAATACTTCTTATGAAGTATACATAGTTATTTATCTGGGTATATAATGGCAGTTGAAATAGATATAGACAATAATAAAGTCACACTCAATAATGTTGCTACTGAAGAAACATTAAAGCGATTAGTGGATAAAATGGAAGGTTCTTCTTCCGGATCTACTGGTGGCGTTGCTTTCAAAGACGCAGTTGAGCAAACCAACAAAATGGCAAAAGGCACTAAAAAGCTCAACGTTGAGCTTAAAGGTCTTACTAAAAGTGCTGACGATTTAGCAGAAGAATTAGATGATGCGGCTGATTCTGCCCAAGGATTTGGCAGTAAAGTTGGTAACATGGCTAACAAAGTCATGGGTGCCGCCGAAGACGTAGTTAAATTTGGTGCTAGTACAGCCGGCGTTGGCTTAACAATGAAAGACGTTGGTGGAGCAGTTGACAAGTTTGCTAGTGCTATTCCTTATGCCGGGGCGGCTCTTGGAGCGGCTGGCGGAGCCATTATTGGACATACTGCAAATTTGGCAGATAGTTTTGACCAATTATCTAGAACAGGTGCAAACTTTAGCGGTAACTTATTTGATATTGAACGTGCCGCGGCAAAAAGTTATTTAAATTTAGAACAGTTTGGTGGAATTATAAGAGAGAACTCAGCAAGTTTGGCTGTATTTGGTGGTAATGCTAAACTTGGTGCTAAACGATTTGTAGACATCAATGTCGCAATGAATGAAACATCACGTGACAGATTGAGAATGCTTGGTATCAGTGCTGAAGAAAGTGCTGAAATGCTCGGTGAATATATTACGATGCAACAGCGTAATACTGCTTTCCAAGGAATGAGTGTAAGGCAACAAAGTCAAGCGGCGGCAAATTATTCAGAAGAAATTACAAAACTTGCTACATTAACTGGACAAGACAGAAAACAACTTGCTGAAAAAATGGCAAGAGAAAAACAAGCGGCTGATATTGAATTACGTTTATCAGAGATGACTGCAAAAGGTAATACTGATACAAGAAATTCACTACAGTTACTAAAAGAAAAATTCGGCGATGTACCAGGTGCAATGGATCTTGTTACACAAGGTATGCGTGGATTTACAGTTGGTGCAACAACTGAAGGTAACGTTTTATTACAAAGTCCAATGGGGCAAGAGCTTAATAAACTTGGACAACAAATGCGTAATGGTACATTAACGCAAGAAGAAGTTATTAAGCGAATGGGTTCAGTATATGAACAACAAAAAGGCACAATGGATGGTATGCGTGACTTGGGCGGATTTAGTCCTATAGCAGACCAAATGAACCAAAGTGTATTAGCACTTCAAGGTGTTAATCAGCAGTACAAAGTTATAATGGAAAAATTTGGCGGAGATATGACGGCATACTCCGAATCACTAAAACCAGATGTTAGCGAAGAAACAAAAACTGTGAAAAAGACACAGATGGTAATTGAGGATTTAGGTAAAACAACAAGACTTGGAGTTAATAAAGTAGCCGAAGGTGCAATAGCATCGATGGGTGGAGTTGTTACACAATTAAAAAATTTAGTTGACGGTGTTGAACTTGATGAAGATACTAAAAAAGAATTAACTAATTTCAAAACTAATACACAAGCGGCGGCTGGAGCGGCATCAGGACTTGCCAAAGCGGCAACAAAAGCGGCAACTACTTTAGGTGAGATAGCAGTTAAAAATGCCGAAACAGTAAAACAAGTTGCAAAAGCGGCAACGTCGACAGGATCGTCAGCAACAACAGGAGTTGCAAAAGCAGTTACAAGTAACGCAGATGAGGTTGCTAAAACAGGTGGTGCAGTAGCATCAGCAGTAAAAGGAACAGCGGCGGCAACTGGGTCAGTTGGATCTAGTGTTGCGGCAAATTTACTTAAAAAAATTCCAATACTAGGTGCTTTAGCAACAGGTGGTATTAACTATGCAACAAGTGACCAAGATACACAAGTAGGTAAAGTAGCAGAAGGTGTTGGTTCAGGACTTGGATCATTTGGTGGTGGTTTAGGTGGAGCGGCGGCAGGTGCCGCAATTGGTACTGCAATTCTTCCTGTTGTAGGAACTGCCATTGGTGGTATTATTGGTGGTATTGCTGGAAGTTTAGCAGGTGATAAAGCAGGTAAAGGATTAGGCGGTTGGTTTGCAGATAAGTTTGGATTTGAAGATGGCGGTATTATTAGACAACCAACATTAAGTATGATAGGTGAAGGCGCAAGTGACGAAGCAGTTGTTCCTTTAGCAAATAACCGTAGTATTCCTGTAGATATCGACATGGCACCTATTGCAAATTTAACAAAAAGTGTTGAAAAACTTGTAGAAATGCAAAATATGAAAGCCGATAATACAGAATTAGTTAATGAATTAAAGAAAATGAATCGTCAAACAGGACAAATAGTAAAACTTCAATCTTAACGGTTGCAATAAATACTACTATATGTTATAATAAAGCATTGAATATAGGAAAAACGAATGAGTTGGAAAAAATATTTTAAAGTAGTAGACACTAATAGTATGACGGGATCTACAACTATGCCCAGAGATTCTCAGGCAGATGTAGGATTTAAAAACTATCAAAGTCATCTACCAGAAGTTTACACTGGACATCCAAATCGTATTGAAAGATATAATCAATATGAAACAATGGATAGTGACAGTGAGATCAATGCGGCATTAGATATCCTTGCAGAATTTAGTACTCAAGCAAACGTAGAAAATAGAACACCTTTTGATTTATTTTTTAAAGATGCACCAAGTGACTCTGAAGTAAAAGTTTTAAAAGAAGCACTCTTTAGTTGGGTAAGTCTTAACGATTTTGATAAAAGAATTTTTAAAATGTTTCGTAATACTTTAAAGTATGGCGATCAAGTATTTGTAAGAGATCCAGAAACATTTCAATGGCATTGGGTAGACAATGCAGACATTGTAAAAGTTATTGTAAACGAAAGTAAAGGTAAAGAACCTGAACAATATGTTTTAAGGAATATTAATCCTAATTTTCAAAACTTAACAGTAACACAACCACAACACAGTGATTTAAAATCTGGTAGTCAAATGGGCGGACAAGGTCCAGTTAACAACCAAGGAAACATTTATAATTTAAATCAACCTGGATCAACGGGAACAAGATTTAGTACACAGTCAAACGAAATGTCAATTGATGCAAGTCATGTTGTACATATTAGTTTAACAGAAGGACTTGATCCTAATTGGCCATTTGGTATTAGTGTATTAGAAAGTGTATTTAAAGTATACAAGCAAAAAGAATTATTAGAAGACGCTATTATTATTTACAGAGTACAACGTGCTCCGGAAAGACGTGTGTTCTATATTGACGTAGGTAATATGCCAGCACACATGGCAATGGGTTACGTTAACAGAGTTAAAAACGAAATACACCAAAGACGTATTCCAACACAAAGTGGTGGCGGTGGAAGTATGATGGATGCAACATATAATCCATTAAGTATTAATGAAGATTACTTCTTTCCACAAACTGCTGAAGGTAGAGGTAGTAAAGTTGAAACATTACCAGGTGGAACAAACTTAGGTGAAATTGATGACTTAAAATACTTTACTAATAAGTTGTTTAGAGGTTTAAGAATTCCAAGTAGTTACTTACCAACAGGAGCAGAAGACGGAAGTTCGGTTGCAAGTGATGGTAGAGTAGGTACTGCATTAATTCAAGAATATAGATTTAATCAATACTGTAAACGTTTACAAGCAACAGTATCAACATCATTTGACCATGAGTTTAAAATGTATTTAAACTGGAAAGGTTATAATATTGATAGTGCTATGTTTGAGTTGCGTATGAATGAACCACAAAACTTTGCGGCATACAGACAAGCAGAACTTGATAATCAACGTGCAACTTTATTCTCTAGTTTATCACAAACTCCTTACTTGAGTAAACGATTTATGCTTAAACGTTTCTTAGGTATTAGTGAAGAAGAAATGGCTGAGAACGATAAATTATGGGCAGAAGAAAATGGAACAACAACGGCACAACAAACAGTAGGCGAAGACTTACGAAGTGTTGGAGTTACTCCAGGCGGACTTGGAACTGATTTAGAAACAGGAGCAGAACCCGAAGGCGGTGACACAGACATTGATGCACCTGAAGGTGGCGACACTTCCGACGACGTAGAACTGTAAGGAAACTGGAATGATAGAATCTATCTTTCCTACTCCTTTATACAGTAATATTGCTTCTGACAATTTACTAGCAGACATACAAAAAGAAATTTCTAATGTTGTTGAAAAAACAAAATTAGATTATAAATCTGATTGGGGCAAGACCCATAAGATATCATCATTATCAAATAACATAATACAAGATAATAATTTAATAAACTTTAAAATGTTTTTAAATGAGAATCTGCATGACTATCTAACACAACTTGGATTCGATGCAAACAGACCACATAGATTAGAATCGTGGATTACGTTATTAGACACAGATGATTATGGTCATATACACGACCATGGAAACGCAGACGTATCTGGCGTTTACTATTTTCAAACAAATGAACAAGACGGTGATATAGTATTTTATAATCCAGCACCACAAGTTGATATGTCAACAATCTTAAAAGCAAGTACTTGGCGTCATAAACCGATAATTGGAAAAATGCTTTTATTTCCAGGTTATTTAAAACATGGTATATTCAGGAATGAAACTACATCAACTAGGATTAGTTTATCATTCAATATATTTTTTAATAAATAACATTAAGATAAAGGTAAATATTATATCATGGACTTAAACGATTTATTTGAAAAAAACCGCTATTCTGTAGAGGACGATAAAAGTACACTAATTATAGGTGATACTCGTAAAGTCAAGTTGACTTTAGAACAAATCAATAAACTTAGACGTATTAAAGAAGCGAAGAAGTTTGAAGAGTATGAAAAACTACAGAAAGTTAAAGCACAATACGGTGCTCAAAAAGACGATAGTGGCGGTTTATAAGTCCTAAAATAGGTGCATTTTTTGGTATATCTAAATAAAATATCGAAAAACTGCTAATATTTCACCTTTTAGACCCCTTTTTTAACTATCTAATGTAAATAATATTACCGATAACTATCCTAATAGGAGTATGAATATGAGCGATAAATGGAAACAACTTGTTGACTTGATTGTTAACGAGGAAGAGCAAAAAGCAAGTGATCTGTTTCACGAAATCGTTATTGAGAATTCACGTGAGATTTATGAAAATCTTATTTCTCAAGAAGATTTAGAAGAAGTATCACAAGACGAAGTGAAAGACTTTGAACAAGATATTAAAGCAGATGAAGAAGGCGTTTCTGAAGAAGACGATGATATGGAAAACGCTAGTGATGAATTAGAAGCAGAAATGGGTATGGAGCCAGAAGCAGGCGAAGAAGCACCAGCAGATGCAGATAGTGAAGAACTAGAAGATCGTGTTGTTGATTTAGAAGATAACATTGCTGAACTTCAAAAAGAATTCGAAGAATTATTAAACAAAGAAGACGACGGTGATTCAGAAGAAGCACCTGCAGAAGAGCCAGAAATGGAAGAAGCAGTAGCAGAAACTGAAGAATCAGTTGAAGAAGCGAAATCAGATGATGAAGCCGAAGCAGTAGAAGAAGCAAAAACTGAAACTGAAGAGTCTAAAGAAGACGAAGTTACAGAAGAAGCAGAAGAAACTGTAGAAGAAGATGCTGAAAAAGTTGACGAAAGTAAACTTGAAAAGGCACCTGAGGCTGATAAGGCTGACCATGCAGACAATAAAGCATCACCAGTTGCTAAACAGCAAAAAGGTGGTATGAAAGTTGCTAAAGGCGAAGAAGCAGGCGCTCCTACACCTAAATCAACAAGCATGGGCGGTACTACTAAACCGGACGTAAAGAAAGTATAATAAAACTTTATTAAAGGAATAATTCAGAATGAACTCAGTATACTTAAAAGAGAACTTAACATTTGACCAAGCAAGAATGGTTACAGAAAGTGCAAACGACGGCAAGGACTTGTTCCTTAAAGGAATTTGTATTCAAGGTGGTGTGAAGAATCACAACCAACGACTTTACCCTGTTGATCAAATTGCAACTGCGGTTACTTCTCTTAACGAGCAAATTACTGAAGGAAACTCTGTTTTAGGAGAAGTAGATCATCCAGACGATTTAAAAATTAACTTGGATCGAGTTTGCCACATGATTACTGAAATGTGGATGGATGGTCCAAATGGTTATGGTAAACTAAAAATTCTCCCAACACCGATGGGTCAACTGGTACGAACAATGCTAGAAAGCGGTGTCAAATTGGGAGTTTCAAGTCGCGGAAGCGGCGAAGTCAATGATGCAACCGGAGAGGTTAGCGGATTCGAGATCGTCACAGTAGACGTAGTCGCACAGCCGAGTGCCCCTAATGCCTACCCAACTGCAATTTACGAAGGCTTATTGAACATGAAACATGGTCATAAGGTTTTGGGAATAGCGGCAGAGGCTAAAGAAGATACTCGTGTGCAAAAATTTTTAAAAGATGAGGTGGTAAACCTTATCAATGAACTTAAATTAAGGAGTTGACCAAAATGTTTGACGCACTCAAACCATTGCTAGATAGCGGTATAGTCAACGAGGAAACTAAGACTGAAATTCAAGAGGCTTGGGAAACCAAGTTAAATGAAACTAGGGAAGAGATCCGCGGTGAGTTACGTGATGAATTTTCACGTCGTTATGAGCATGATAAAACCACTATGGTTGAGAGTCTTGACAAAATGGTGAATGAAAACTTAACTAAAGAACTTGAGAAGATTGCAGAAGAACGCAAAGCACTAGAGGAAGACAGAGTTAAATTCAATGTAAAAATGAATGAAAACACTGATAAAGTTAAAAACTTTATGTTATCTAAATTAGGTGCTGAATTAAGCGAACTGAATGAAGATCGTAAAGTTCAAGCAGAAACTCTTGATAAGTTACAAAAGTTTGTTGTAAAAGCTCTTGCAGAAGAGATCGCAGAATTCCATAAAGATAAGGAAGCGGTTGTTGAAACTAGAGTTAAACTTGTTGCAGAAGGCAAGAAACAACTTTCAAAACTTAAAGAGACTTTTGTTGAACGTTCAAGCAAATTAGTGAAGGATTCAGTCGTTAAGAATCTTAACAACGAGTTGACTCAACTTAAAGAAGATATTGAGACTGCACGTCAAAATAACTTCGGTCGCAAATTGTTCGAAACATTTGCTGGTGAGTTTGCAACATCACATTTGAATGAAAATTCAGAGATTAAAGAGTTGCAAAATACAGTAGCAGAAGTTAAAAAACAACTTGATGAATCGAAAAAAGACGCAGAAACGAAATCAACTTTAGTTGAAAGCAAAGAAGCAGAAATTCGTAAAATCAACGATCGCATTGTCCGTGATCAAAAATTAAACGAAATGATGGGACCATTAAGCAAAGATCAGAAAACAGTTATGCAAGATTTACTTGAAAACGTGATTACTGATAAACTTGATGCAACATTTAACAAGTATTTGCCAGCAGTTCTTAAAAACGAAGTTAAAGTAGACAGTAAAAAGTCTGCTATAATGGAGTCAAAAGAAGTAACTGGTAATAAAAAAGAATCCGTAAACGCAGAAGATGAGGGCAATATCATTGAAATTAAGCGTCTAGCGGGACTAAACTAAAAATATATAATTAGGAGACTAAAAAAATGTCTGATATTTTAGCAGAAGGTCGTTGGGACAATACTAAAGAAGCCCTTTTAGATGGTTTACAAGGTACTCGTCGCAAGACAATGTCTACTATCCTGGAAAACACTAAACGCCACTTAACAGAAGCGGCAACTAGTGGCGCAACAGCGGCAGGTGGAGTAGCACAATTAAACAAAGTAATTTTACCCGTAATTAGACGTGTAATGCCTACAGTTATCGCAAACGAAATTGTTGGTGTACAGCCTATGCAAGGTCCAATTGCTCAAATTCACACTTTAAGAGTTAAGTACAACTCTGCAAACACTATTAACCCGGCAAATGGTGCGGCTATCCAAGCAACAACAAATGACGGTACAAACTTAGGTGCTGGTGACGAAGCGTTAGGTCCAAAGGACATAGCGGCTGGTTATTCAGGTACTGAAAGTGCGGCAGGTGTTAAAGCGGCAGGTACAACAGCAAGTGGATACTTAGAAGGTGTTCCAGGTAATACTCTTTCTATTGAAATTCTACGTCAAACAGTAGAAGCTCAAACTAGAAGATTATCAGCTCGTTGGACTTTTGAAGCGGCACAAGATGCTCAATCACAACAAGGTATCGATGTAGAAGCAGAAATCATGGCGGCATTAGCCCAAGAGATTACTGCTGAGATCGACCAAGAAGTTCTTGCAAGTTTAAGAGCTTTAGCGACTGCTGGTTCAACGGCTTTCGGTGCAAACACTGAAGCATACGACCAAGCGGCAGTTAGTGGTACAGCGACATACGTGGGTGATGAACACGCGGCATTGGCTGTAGCAATTAACAGAGTATCTAACAAAATCGCACAGAGAACAAGACGTGGCGCAGGTAACTGGGCTGTTGTTTCTCCAACTGCATTAACAATGTTACAAAGTGCATCAACTTCAGCGTTCGCAAGAACAACTGAAGGTACTTTTGAAGCACCAACAAATACTAAATTTGTAGGTACTTTAAACAGTGCAATGAAAATCTACGTTGACAGTTATGCGGCTGATTCAGAAGCAGTTCTTGTTGGTTACAAAGGTAGTTCAGAAGCGGACGCGGCGGCATTCTATTGTCCTTACGTTCCACTAATGAGTTCAGGTGTAGTACTTGATCCAGCAACATTAGAGCCACTAGTAGGCTTTATGACACGTTACGGTTACAGTGAACTTTCACAAACTAGTAGTTCACTTGGAAACGCGGCGGATTACGTTGGTAGAGTAACTATTGCTAACCCAACATTTAGTTAATAGATATCCTTTTTGGATATTATTGTTAACTAACTGAAAACAATATTAGAAAGGCCCTTCGGGGCCTTTCTTTTTGACTAAATATTTGTACAACGTTCAGCCGATATAGGCCGGAAGTAAGCAACTATGCTGAAGGAACGCACTTAACTGTAAAAAGGAGAGTGTAATGAACAGACATGATCATCTACTTAAATCATACCGTGAGCAAAAAATGAGAGAACGCAAGGAGAAAATCCTTATGAAAACTCGTAGTGAAGTAAACGTGTATGGAAATGGTACGACTGGATATACTGTTACTGCTGGAG